CAATCCATTCGCTGCGGGTAACTGGAACATTACAGCGGAAGACATCGCGCCTTGTGCCGATATAGAGGCGTCCCTGCCCCAAGGCCGTATCCAACTCTGCGGTATGGGTCAGGCCCCTGATGTTGCCGGATTGCGCTGGGACAATGAACCCATCCCCCGCTAACGATAACGGGGATTCCGTTACTTTAAGCACCGCATCGCGGTAATCGTAAGCCGCCGTGCCACTCAACCCCTGCACAATGTCGCCGGCCGCGTAGACTCGGCCGAAAGCATACCAGAGCCTGCCCATGTAATAGTCCATTGGACCAGCCGCAGGGATCTCGTTGATGTTGGGTCCAGCAAGATTGCCAGTAATTCCATTGCTACGCCTTAGAGTCACCCCATCCCAAATCAGTGGTAGCGTGATAAAGTCTCCACCTTGAATGACCAAGAACTCTTCCGCCTGCACAAAGAACGCCTGCAGTTCAGCAGGGGGATTGGTTAAGCCAAACTCAACCGACAAATCGCGCACTGAATTGTCCGAGTCCACATGCACGAGGTAGATGTGGCCACCAATTGAAAGAACAAGGTATGGATTGGCGAATGGCGGCTCATACATGTAGCCACCCTGAAACACCCCCGGCCATGGGAAACTTTGCACCAACGGCTTCCATCCTGTGCGCTGGGTGATGCCGCCTCCGCGACAGGTCCCATTAGTCAGCCAAGCCAGTTGGTTGCGCTTGAGTCCTTCAGGGTAAGAATCGCTGGCTATAGTTGGGATTTTGCCCGAGTCGATCCCTCCGGCGAAGCTGAGCTGACCATCTACGATCCGCACGATTCCATTGCCGTTTGCCATTGGCATGAGTTATCAATGCGAGAAGCACTTATGGCAAGACCCAATCCCCAACGGGAAGTCATGTGGAACACTGACTTTGAGCCTCTAACCCCCATGTTCTGGCGTCACATGGCCTGCATCCAAGTTGGCGGCAGATGGAAGAAGCCCAACGGTGAATACGCGGGCATGGGCAATTTCTATCATTACAAGGAAGCGCAGAAGATCCTTTGGCCCGAAAAGGAATGGCACCGGTGGAACGATCTGCTGCTGGAAAAGTTCCTTGAGCATCGAATCATTGGGGTAATAGGCCCTGCCAGCTCTGGCAAAACGAGAGAAGCAGCCGACTTCGCTCTGATGTTCTATTATTCGCACAGCGATTCTTCAACTGTCCTCGTGTCCTCAACTGAGCGGGAGATGTTGGAAATGCGTGTGTGGGGTGAGATGAAGAAAGCCCACAAACTGGCTACAAGTCGCATGCATGGGCTGCCGGGGATATTGGTCGAGAGCCGCCAACGTCTCATCACTGATGACCGCGCTATAGACAGCGAGGGCCGCGATTTCCGCAATGGCGTGACAGGGATTCCGTGTAAGAAGGGTGGCCAGTTCGTTGGCATGGGGAGCTACGTCGGAATCAAGAACAAGCACATCATCCTCGTTGCTGACGAAGGTGCATTCATGCCTCGCGCCTATGTCGATGCCATCTCCAATCTGAACAAGAACCGAGGATTCAAGTGCATCGTCCTGGGTAACCCAAAGGAAACTACGGATGCACTCGGAGTAATCTGTGAGCCATCTGCTGAGCTTGGTGGATGGGATGGCGGCATTGACCAGACTCCAAAGACCAAGACTTGGCCCACGCGCTTCAAGGACGGCATCTGCGTGCAGTTGGTTGGGAGCGACTGCCCCAACATGGACGTGCCCAAGGACGCTCCGGTTCCTTACCCGTTCCTAATCACCCGCGAAGCCATTGAGGCTGATGTCGCCTTCTATGGGATGGACTCGATCCAGTACTCCATGATGAATGAGGGCCGCATGCCTCGCGGTCAGGGCTTGCGTCGTGTCATCACCCGGGCGATGTGCCTGAAGTTTGGGGCGATGGAAGCGCCCATCTGGAAGAGTGACGAGCGCACCAGAATCGGCTTTATGGATGCCGCTTATGGAAGCGTTGGCGGGGACCGGTGCGTGTTCGGGGAACTGCAGATAGGCAAAGACACCAATGACCGTGAAATCTTGGCTGTCATCGAAACGATGCTCGTGCCGGTCACTACGACTAATCCGGAACTGCCCGAAGACCAGATCGCCCTATTCGTGAAGGCTCAGTGCGAGCAACGGCACATCAAACCAGAGAACTTCTTCTTCGATTCCACCGGTCGCGGCACCCTAGTTGGAGCCTTCGCCCGTCTCTGGAGCGCCAATGTGGGGCTTGTGGAGTTTGGCGGCAAGCCAAGCGAACGCTATGTGTCCGACAACATCCGAGTGCTGTGCAAGGATTACTATTCAAAGTTCGTCACCGAGCTTTGGTATTCCGTGGCCCTGACCATTCAGAGCGGTCAATTCAGGGGAATGACCGAGGACATTCTCGCAGAAGGTTCCATGCGGGAATGGGGGTTTGTAGGCTCAAATAAGATCGAGGTTGAGCCCAAGGACAAGATGAAGCTCAAGTGCGGCCGGAGCCCTGACCTATTTGACGCGCTGGTTGCCGGAGTGGAAGGGGCTCGGCGACGTGGGTTTCACATCGCCAAACTGACTAACGTCGGTGAGACAGCCGATAACGGCTGGCGGCTGGACCTAGCCAAGCGCATGGAGCGAGTCAGGAAGCGCCATACGCTCAACTACGTCTCTTAAGGCGGCGTTGTGCTCTGAGCTTACGCTTGGCCTGAAGCGGCGTGAGGGGTGCCTTTAAAACAACGGGAGCCTTAGCCGGGGCTAAGACTTCCGGTTTCATCGTCACGACTTTGGGCTTCATTAGGCTTTTGGCTCCGGCGTTCCAACCGTGATTCCGAGGTTTTTTGCGGTGGCTCCAATCACAGTCAGGGTGATGACATCGGAGATTTCCTCAACACCTTCGCCAATGTCGGCGTCGGCTTTAATGAGGATCTGGGTTTCGCCCGGATCGTCGGAGCTGATCAGATCGGCGGAAAGCCCATCCTCAGCAACAACAACCTGTGAATTGCCTGACACTACGGCCCACGAGGGGGAACCGTCCAGCTTGGCTGGCTTACCCGTTTCAGTTACGGGGGTGAGTGTGACTTTTACTTTCTGCTCGTTAGTGATGGATACAGTGGTTGGCATGTTTCGTTCTTTCTTTTTCGGTAGGCCGAACTTGAAGTGAAAACCAGCAGCCTTGCGTCGGCCCTTTCCATGGCCACTGTTATGAAAAATGTTAATCACGGTCTTCACGTATCTTCCGAGAAGCATCTGCCTGTTCCTTCACCATTGGAAGTGTAATCCAAACATTCCGATCCCTTCCTCACCGTGGTCGAAGAAGGAACGGATGCGATAAGTCGTTTCCAAGGCGAAGTTCTTGGCCAGCCTAATGTCAAACCCTGCACCAACGCCAATGGCCTCATCGTCACGCTCCCAGGAATGGGTATATGAACCCAACAGGAATGCCACGAACTTGTCCTTGCCTTTGCCGCCAGTCTGAATCACGTCGGCCCGAGCCTCGCCCTCGGTTTCATCAACGCCTCTCCCTGAAGTCCATCCGTTCTCCTTAACGACGGCTGGCCTTCCAAACTTGTCGTGACCAAGGGTATCAGGCTCATCGAATAGCGAGTTCAAGACATGGACGCCAACAACTCGGTTAATCTGGTAACCAAATCCAATCCCGGCACCGAAGATGGGTTTGCCGGTGAAATCCGGATGTCTCCATGCCACGTAAGGCGAGACAGAGAAGTCTGTCCACCAAGACGCAGTTTTGGGCTTGGGCGCAGCGGGAGGTGGGGCCGTTGGGCCCAAGTTCCCACCGGTCATATTCTCCGGCTTCTTGAGTTGAGCCATTTCAGCCCAAGGAACCGGTGGCAACAGGTTGGGCGACTCTGCGCCAAGGACGGTTGATGTAAAAGCCATGGCAACCATGGCCGAGAGCCGTAGGTATGTGTTTGTTTTCATGGTGCGCTTAGTGAACGAACGCTAATGTTTCTTGGGGACAGGTTTGTGGTGACGGTATTGAGAAAAGGGAATCCGACAATGTTAGCCAAATCCGTTCCCCCTGTGCTTTCCACCCCATTACCGGGCTGAGTGTAAGCGATTGAACCGAACTCAAAGTTCTGCAGCGGCCGGTTTCCGTTGTAGACCAAGGACGTTGTTCCTGTGCCGGTAGAGTAGGTCAGCGTCACCGTTGGTCCGCCGTTGATGACAGTCGTCCAGCCCGCATTGCCGCCTGCCCCGAACTGCACTGCGATGTCAAAGAGGAATGTCCAACTCGTGCCATTGGCCCCTACGGTCACCGACATTAGGGTTGGAGCGGCCGAGGTGGTGTTGAGGAAGTTGTAGTTGGTGCCATTGAACATCTTCACCCCGAGCGTTCCATAACGGGGATCGTTGGTCAGGTTGTCGTAAACCAAGTGAGCTGGGATTTTGTAGACGTGCCCTGACTGAAACAGCCCGTTGGTCACATCAGGCCCAATGGCAGGCCAGGGTGGAGTGCCAAACTTGGTCGTCCAGAAGTCAGGCTTAACCCCAAAGAAGAAGGACGGTGGAATGGTCATGGGCGGGACGGCATTAGCGTAATTGGCTATCCCTGAAGGCACCTCGTTAATGTTGGTGCTGACGAAATTACTGACGCTGGTCCAATTGAGCCAGCGCAGCATCGTGGCTGCAACCCGAGCGTCCACTGCCGGGTTAGCCCCGCCGCTGGTCTGATTGCCGTTTTCGCCCAACAGGTAAATCTCGTTGCCAGTGTTATTTGGAACGGCATTGCGCTGATAGATGGTGTTGCAGCATGGCGCCCCAAGGCAGTTACCAATGACATTGAAGAACCGGTGGAAGCTCTGCACCCACATGATGGTGTTGCCGGTCGTTCCAGGGGTTCGACCAAAGAAGAAGTTGCGAAAGAACGTCTGGAAATTGCCTGTGCCATGGGTCACATCGGACATGACCCCGGAAGCGGCATTGCCTTCGTAAAGGTTCATAGCCGAAGAGGCGTTGTGTTCCACCACCGAGTTCACCCATGAGTTGGTGGCGAAGTTGTAGGCGATTACCGAGCCTGAATCGGGACCGTTTTGCTCCAAGGCACCTGGGCTCTTAATCACGATGTTGTTAAGCACCAAACAGTCGCTGGCCAGTTCTCGGGTGATTCCGTAATGGTCAACTCCATCAATCTGCGGGCCATAGAAGTAATTGTCCCGAATGGTGATGTGGTCGGTATTGAGCATCCGCACGTAAGAAAACGTGTCGGAGGGATTGTTGGTAATAACCATGCGAACACCCTTGACCCAACACTGTGCAGCGTTAAAGAACATGACCCCGGGGGTGGTCGTGCTGGAAATGTCCATCGACATATTCTCGATGCCGAAATTGGTCAGTGGCGGGTTACTGCCCCACCATGCCCCCGGGGTTTTCCCGATACGCCAATTGGGCATGCGCAATGCCGGGAAGATGGTCACGTTATTCCCGGCTACAGTCGTCACGCGATAGACAGCGGCCTGGGCCCGGCCTGTGCGCCCGAAGGCGTTTCCTCCCTGCCTTGTGAACGTAGTGCTGGCGGCAATCACGATATCGCCGGCTGCCGGAAACCCATCCACGGTATCGTCCAGTTGATCTAAGATGATTTGGTCGCCTGCCGCCAAACTGGTGACACTGGATAGCGTTACAACCGTTGTTCCAATGGTAAATCCAGCCGTCCAATTGGCCGTGTTGATTCCGCCATTTGGCCCGTAATTGTTCTCTCCAGAACTCACGCAGACTGCAGTTCCAGCACTGAAGAAACAGCCTTGTTCTCCCGTAAAGAAGACGAAGGTCTGGTCTGCTCCAAGCCCGCGCAATGTCACATCCTTCCGCCCGATTAACCCGTTGTTCAGAACGAACGCGCCGTTAGTCAGAAGAACGACTTGGCCAGCAGGACAGTTGTCCAAAGCCGTCTGAATCTGGGCGGCTGTGGAGTTGGTGGCCATGAGCGCAGAGATGGTCGTGCGCGTGGCAATGGGTGCCCCGGCTCCGGTCCAGTCAGTGGCTCGCGAGGAATCAATTATACCAGTCCAAAGGGCTGCCTTAAGTGGCAGTGCGAGCAACAGCAATAGTGGCAGTAAAAGTCTTTTCATCGCGCATATTCCAGTGTGTCTAGCTTGGACCGATAAAACTTCCTTGGGTTAGTGGCAACCACCTCAATGGTTAGATTGGTCACATCCTCCCATGGGCCATAAGGAGTGGCACTCTGCTGCATGGTGCTGTTAATCCGCAGATTCATTGGCGAACTGGGAAGCGTAAAGTTGGTGCTGAGCGGAGCGGAAAGAAGGTTTGGCCCGCTCATGGAGCGAAGCGTTCCGGTATAGTTTGTCCCCGGGATTAGTGAGGTGACCACCTGTTGAGTGGAATAAATCCCTGCGACAGTCGCCTGAAAGACCGGGACAGGTGCGCTGGTTGTCCCGGTGATTACGGTGACCTGATAACCCGTAACCCCGTTTGTGTTCAGTGGTGGGTCCCATGAGATGGTGACGTTATCGGCCAAGGCCCCGAACAGGACGAGCATGGAAACGGCGGCGCAAAGGAGTGTTTTTGAGTTTTTCATTTACGCATGAAGACCATTAAAGCGATTTGAAGCAAGACAAAGAACAAGCCAATCGCAACCGTCCATGTGGCACCCTTGGTTTCAATTTTGGTGATTCGGTCGTTAATGGCATTGAGCCTATCGGCGACAGACTCACGCCATGCGTCACGTTCACGCATCATAGGTTCAAATTGCATCTTACTCACAAATTGGTCCCGGTCGTCAATGACCTCGCTGCGTAATTGATTGAGTTCGCCAAGCCTCCGCCCCACCTCTTCGCGGGCTAAGCGAACGGCCGATTCCATGGCCTGATGTTTTGCATCCAATTCGCGCTGTTGTGCAGCGAACATAGTTTCTAGGTATTCCCGGAGAGGTACATCACTCATTTGGTTGATAGCTCAGTGTCCGTTCCCCATACATCAATCCGCCAATATCCAAATTAAAAGTCGATTTTGTTCTGTCTACGTCTACATTGAAAGCACTAGGAGAAGTTAAAACAGGAGTAGTGTCCATTGGCCAATAGAACAAGAGCGACTCAGGCTTAACCTGAATAGGCATGTATTTAACTTTGCTGCTTGAAATCTTGAAGATGTCACCAGCAGTAAGTGCGTTAGTCCAAACAGCCAAATCACTCATTGCTCCTCCGAAGAAAGACGATCCTCCGTTCTGGGTATAGATGAATGTATGAAACGTAGTGGCGTTAGTTTGTCCTACGGCATTTCCGGTTCCTGTCCCCCAACTTCCTGAGGTACTTACTCCATTTACGTAGAACACGAGCGATGCGGCATTGCTGTAGGTGTAGCTAACCGCTATGTGCATCCATGTGTTTGTCTGCACAGTGTTGGCAGTGGTGCGCCAGATATGATAAGTGCCGTTTGGGCTTGAGAAGCTAAATCCAATCTTTTCACTAACTGAGGATAGTCCAAATTGTAATTCACCATCTCCACCAGATTGTTCAAATCGTCCCTTGTGCACTAAGCCCTGTTTTGCGCCACCACCGAGTTGTGAGTTAACTCCAGCATCTGTCCAATCGTATTTCAACCAGCAAGCAATAGTCAGCGAACTACTATTAGTCATCTGCGAAAATAATAGGGTTTGCCTATTTACTACTACTCCAGTAGGCGTCTTAAAATCAGAACCTCCTATACTGCCCCTGGCTGCTCCATTACAAAATCCAGTCGAGATTGCTAAAACAAATAAAATCAGGATATTATTCATGGTCTGGTATATTCGAGTTGTAATCCATGCACAGCAGCAGCACCTCCGTAAGTGTCCTCTGTTGGGAAACGCTCTAACTTTATAAGTCCAAGATCGCGAGGCATGATGAGCGAGTTCACGCCAAGGTCAATGACCAGATTGGTGACGATGTTTGTTCCGTCGTATTTGGCTATCCAACTATTGGACCCCTTAACAACTGAACCAAAGAGGTTCGTATGAACATTGTTTGTGGTGCCGCTTCTTATGACCAAAACCGACGCACCCCAAACTACATTGCTCGTATTTGGTCCATTGGTGCTAAGGAGTGAATAGTTGATAAGCAACTTCAAACTGTTGGTTGCATAGTCGGGAGGAACCAAAAATTGCCATGCAGCACTCGTATTTACCCGAGCACCTTCAGCATTTGTCTCAGCATAGAAAGTTTCCCAAGCCTGCCATCCTGCATCTATTGCCGGGTAATTGGTCGCAGGAAGCTTTGCCGCCTGCACGGACAGGTTAATGAAATTGGTTGTGCCAGAAAGCGGGTTTGCACTACCAGCCACTGCGCCCCAGCCCAACACGCCTGCTCCATTATTGGTAAGAACTGTCTGGGCTGCTCCTTGGGCGGAAGGCCAAGAATAAGATACATTCTTTAGCGTAGTTATATCTCCATTACTACTAACTTGAAAGAGTGCAGGATTTCCCAACCTAATAAAAGAACCTACAACAGTAGCTGATATATCAATTCTTTGTGCTCCACTTGGGGCTGTTAATATTAAATCAGCACTGCTCGCAGATCCTGGTAGACCATTAAATGATCTAAGTGTTGCTGCACTATTCGCTATTGCACCATAACCACGCACTTCTAATTGTGTAGAAATATTAGTTGTGCTTGGCACATACTCTCCCTCCATGTGAACAACAGACATTACCTGGTTTCCGCCATCAACAATTACTCCAACATCAGAATTCCACAGTGTATTTCCGGGAGCAGAGTTAGTAGGCAGTAGAAACATTAAAGGATAAAGAGTAGCAGTATCCAGCAGTGGATCTCCATTTCCAGTAAAGTCGGTTGTTTTAATGACGTTAGTGCTTCCTGCAAAAATAGAGCCATCAACAGTTCTGATCCACATTCTCCCAGAATTAGTGCTGACTGGATGAATAGCAGTTCCATCATTGGTCCAAACTAAATTCGCAAAAGACACGCCTCCACCGCCACTTGAAGATCCCCATCCAAGCACCCCTGAACCGTTATTAGTAAGCACCGTCCCGGCCGCTCCCTGAGCAGTGGGCCAGCTATAGGTGATTCCCTTAAGGATGGACGGCTCACCGTTGCTGTTGATGACGAATCGCTGAACCCCGCCAGTGGAATAAGCGAAGGCGTTGATGACATTCGTGCCGGCCTCAAGGAGCCACATGGCGTCACTGGAGTTAGTCCCAACGCCAACCCGAGTCTGGTCGATTAACCGCACGGTTCCATTGTCGTTTGTCCACAGGATGTCTTTCCCGATTATGGTGTTGGCCACCAAGTTGGTCACGAACAGGTTCGAGGTGATGACCGTCTGGTTGACGAAGATGTTGGTTACGGTGATGTTCGAACTGTAGTTGTTAATCGTGAAGAAATTGGACGTGATGATGTCCTGATCCACGAAGATGTTGGTGGAATACAGGTTGGTCGTGAAGATGTTCTGCTCGACGAAGATGTTGGTAGCATAGGTATTGTTGACGAACAGATTGCTCGTCACAGAGATGTTCTCGACGAAAATGTTCGTTGCGAACAGATTGGTCACGAACAGATTGCTCGTCACATTGAGGTTGTTGACGATGATATTCGTCGCGTAGAGGTTGCTGACGAAGATGTTGCTGATCGCGAACAAGGTCTGGTTAACCGTGATGTTCTGGACGTTGATGTTGGTCGCAAAGATGTTGGTCACGAACAGATTATTGACCGTGATGTTCGTGGCGAAGATGTTCGATGTGATTAGGGTCTGATTCACGAAGATGTTCGTGGCGAATAGATTACTCGTGTAGGTGTTGTTCACCACAAAGAGGTTTGTCGTAACAAAGACCGGGCTCCCGCCGTTGGTGATAAATGAGCCGTCCACGAGGATTTTACCATTGGGCGGATTGGACCTAATGATGATGCCATTGGTGCCAAGGAACGCTTCGTAGGGCGGATTGGCGGCGAATGCAGAGACCGCCAGCAGCACTAAGCAGATTGTCGGTAAAATTGGGGATAATAATCGTTTCATAAAATTCCTATGGAACACTTCCTCGCGTCCCTGGATTCCACCGGACTAACTTGTAATCGTTGGTGATGGCGGCCGGGATTCGTGACTTGCCTTGGAAAACAAAGATGTTGGTTACGCCATTAACTTGAGCTAAAGGCATGTTGGTCGCGTAAGTCGAAAGAGTTCCGTTGCCGAACGAGCCAATGGCGGCATTGACGTTCCAGCGGACCTCAGCCTCAACTCGCTGGGCAGAGTTGCCTGTCCGAGTTATGCGAATCGCCGCTTTCCATGGGCAATTGGAGGCAGTGATGAATCCGGTATCAAATACCGTGGCTGTGCCGTAGATGCATTTTAACGAGTTCGTTGTCGCAGTGTGGAACCTGGACTGACCCGACAAATAGAACTCAACCTCATCCTCTTCGTTGGTGAGGGTATTGGCAGGAACAGTGAACGTGAACAGGTTCGTGTAATTGTCCGTGCCGGTATGATTGGTGGTCTGCGTGATGGCATCCATGAACACACGTCCCTCGACCCATGCATTGCTTGTCCCTGCACCCGCCGACACCGGAAGCAAGCGATTGAGTATCGGCCTCTGAGAATCCGTAGACCAACTGGCAATGATGTTGGTTGCTGGACCGGTCGCGTTTGTCACCACATCAAACCGGAACGTGTAAACCTGATTGGAATGAATCAGAACGTCTATAGCGTTGGCGTTCGTCGGAGAGTTCATCCAGCGAATGTTGGCCGAGGCCGCTGTGAAGGTGTAATTGAAGTCCGTCGCTGTGGCTGTATCACCAACCACATAAACGATCATGGAAGCACCACCTACCGCGTTCGTTAGGTTGTTTGTGCGGGAGCCGGTGATCGCGTTGGTCATCGTCTTGATGATGCTTCCAGTGAAATCCAGGTTCGTGAAAACTGTCCCGCCATTGATGTTCTCGTTAACGCGCAGGAGTTGGTTTGTGACATGGAAATTACCAGCCGCATGGATTGGCGAGTTTGTAACGCCAATCAGATTAGTGATCGCCCCTGTGCCAACCAGATTACTCAGGACCAAGGAACCGCCCTGTCTATCATTCCACACATTGGTTGAATAAAGACTCCAATTGTTTAGGAAGCCAGTGGTGTCGATGAAGTTGGTGCCGCCAGCCGTGCGAACTGATGTGTTGGTGCCTCCGAAGACTTGATTGGTGTATCCGGTGTATGGGTTGCCAGCCAAATTGGTGAGCACAGAACTACCACCCTGCCTGTCGTTCCATACGTTCGTCGGATACAGGCTCCAGTTGGTTAATGTGGCGCTCGCTGGTTGGCGCTGGGTAATCCAGTTCGTAACGCTGGCGCTGTTCGTCGCTGACGTAACGTAATTTGAGACCGAATTCACCCAATTGGACACTCCGACTACGTTCGTCGTGCTGGCCGTCTGCGCCCAGTCGTTCGCGCTGACGATATTGGAAGCATTAACTGTGATGGCATGGCCGCTGCCTTGCTCAATTCCAAACATCGTCAGGACGCCCGCTGTATAGCTATTAGTTAGCGGTTTGCTCGTCGCATTGGTTGTGCTCAGGGAGATGAAATTAGTGACGTTTCTAGCCGCTGTGCCCACCAGATTCGACAACACAGCATCGGCAGGTTGTCGCGTCGTAATCCAGTTCGTAACGGAAGCCGAGTTCGTGGCTGCCGTGACGTAATTGCTGATGGCGTTCGCCCAATTGGTCAGGAACGTCGTAGACACCACATTGGCCATTGCTCCGGTTGGTATATTCGACCAGTTGGTTAGGTTCTGAGAACCAAACTGACGATCATTCCAAACATTCGTCGGGTAGAGGCTCCAGTTAGTTAGATTTGCTGATGCTGGCTGAAAGTTGCCAACCACTGCTCCCCATCCAAGGGCGCCTGATCCATTGTTAGTCAGTACAGTTCCGACAGCACCCTGAGCACTTGGCCAAAGATAAGGAACCTTCTTAATGAGCCTCAAGTCACCTACACCGTCCACTTCTAGCACCGGAAAATTGCTATTCTGAAGCGACATCAACGTGTCGGTGTTGGTGATGCGCACGCTGCTGCTGAAGAGATAATTGGTCGGGGTCAGCAGGGTGAAGCTTGGGTCCACCTGGAAATAGGTCGCCCCATCGACCAAGCCCTGCATCGTGAAGTTATTGAAGTTCTCTGGGTTGATTCCGCCTCCGGCCTGTATCGAGAACCGGGTGAACTTGGTTCCTCCTTCCTTATTGGCGAATAGGATTAGCGCACCATAGTTGGTGTCCACGATCATGTCAGCGGCTCCGCTGTAACCCACCGCACTGTTCCCGCTTAGGGTGAATATTTCCTGCTGGTTGGTTTCGCCAAGAGCCGTGTCGAATATGCCGTAGAGCACCGCCCCGGGGAGTGGGGTTGAGTTCCCTCGGCCAATCATCAGTTGCCCGTTCTGGCCAATCGTGAGCGCGTTGCTGCCGCCGTTGTAAATCTGGAACAACTTGCTGGCTCCGTTCGTGCGGTAAACACGGGAATCGAAGTAGAAGTTCGTCCCAATTCCATCATCCGGAACAACTACTCGGAACAGGATATTGGTTGGGAAAGCGATTGGCTTGAGCGTCCCATTGTCGTTGGTCCAAGTGTGCGGAGTTGAAACCCCTGCTGAGATAAGGCCATTGGACCATTTATTGGCTGTGGCGTTCCAGATGGGCACCTGCCCTTCGGTTGGAACAGGTCCGAAATGTGAGTTGGTGGTGAGCGGCTGACGCAGTATGGGCGGAGCAGGCTGAGCGTACAGAGACTGAACGATGAACAAGAACAGCAACGGGATAATTCGCTTACCTTGCTGAATCAGTGCGCGAATGCCCTCAGCCTTCGAATCAAGTCGATGCGTGATCTTGACCCATTCCAGCACTGCCGATTGCCCAGCCAGAACCTTTTGATGTTCAGTTTTCAATTGCTCCAATTCTGTTGAAAGCCGTCGAATCTTGGCTGGCCAGCGCCAGAAGGCATATTTGTCAGGAATGGTCATATCCCTCCGATCAGCATTGCCCAGATGGCTAGGTTATTATCCCAATACCAGAAACTGCTGGTCAGCATGTTGTAATACAAAGCACAAGCGCAGGCGGGAGCTGCCACGGGGTCCACATTGCCGCAGAGCAGGCAACTAGACCCTCCGCCCCCACCTGCGTTAAGGATTTCACAGAGCAGTTGCGTTTGGATGAGGGACAACTGATAAGGGTAGAGACACGAAAAACAGTTGGCGTCATCGAGCAAGTCCTGAACATCGCAGCTAGCCATTGGGTTGTTCAGGTGAAGGATGCGACAGAGAATGACCGTCTTGACCAGATCCAACTGCCCAGGACTCAGGCCGCTTAGTCCTGCCGCCGCCTGCATGAGTTCGCTGGTTGTGCATGTGGCCATGATTCATCAGACCCAGGTGCCAGTACCTATATTCCATTGCTGTAACCCGCCCCCTCCGACCGGATAATCCAAAGCAGGCAAGCTTGGGTCATCAGGGGCGGCCGGCGCTCGACCCTGGTAAAGTTGGCAGCCTATGAACGTGCGCAGTTGAGCAGCCGTCGCCTTTTGCGTAATGGGCGCACCACCCGGGTCATCTACGATGGCGAAAAGGTCATCGGCCGTTACGCCGGTTGCGCTCGGGAGCTGTGTGATTTTCTTGTCAGCCGTAAATACCTCCGGAGTTAAATGTTGACGTTGCCGGTAATGTATCAATATCCTTTAGGCCATGAATTATGCCTTTAAGGACATAACGGGTAAAAGATTTGGCTCCCTTACTGTTTTGCGGCTGCATCCTAAACGAACCCCGGAAGGGCGTGCGAAATGGATTTGCAGATGCGACTGCGGAGAAACCGTTATATATGGAGGAAAGTGGCTCAGGAATGGAGACTGCATTAGCTGTGGGTGCGTCAGAGGAAAGCACTCGATTACGCACGGATTGACCGGAACCGCAGAACATCGAATCTGGGGGCAACTTAATACACGTTGTCGATGTCCAAGAAATCCAGGCTATAAAAACTACGGCGGTCGCGGCATTAAGGTCTGCCAGCGATGGCGAAGTTTTGAAAACTTTCTCAAGGACATGGGTCCACGTCCGTCTCCAAAGCACTGCATTGAACGCATCGACAACGATGGAAATTATGAGCCTTCCAATTGCCGGTGGGGAACAAGAACAGATCAGGCGAGAAATCGGCGCACGAGCAGGCTTCTCACGTTTAATGGAAAAACCAAGACTGTGGCTGAATGGTCCGAATCGACCGGAATTCATTCGCGCACCATCCGAGCAAGACTCGATATGCAAGGATGGAGTGTATCCAAGTCTCTCACCGAACCAGTTTAGCATAACGTCTGCCATCGCTTAATCCTTTCACTCTTGGCGTAATTTATCAGATGCCTCACTGTTCAAGATATCTCCCGTCTCAGCCAAGATGTAGAACGTGGACCCAGTGAGGTCGCCGTTATCCATGATGGTGCAAAGCAGGCTGAGCTTGATTGGCATGTTGGACCCGCGATTGACGCACCACATGATGCACTTGGCGTCTTCAAGGAGTTCATTTGGATCACAAGGCATTGGGTGTTCAATTGGTGGTCAAGGTCACGCCACGGCCAAGCAGCACGCCTTTGTCAATAATTCCCTGGCCAGTAGGGGCTGCGTTTCCAGCACCAGAAAGATCAAAGATTCCGGTTGTGAATCCAGCATTTGAAACTGCCTGAGCGAGCAGTGAATTGACCATTGCAGCCGGAAAAGCGTTGTTCACAAAGTAGTATGTTTTGTTATTTGTGAATACTACCGAAGGAATACTGAGTGTGGTCAGAAGTGGATGGTCGAAGATTTGTATGTTATCACTGATGGTGGACAAGGCTGGTAATGATAAGGAAGTCAGTGCTGTCGGGCCAACTAATGTAAAACCGAATACATTCGCGAATACCGGCAAACTTAATGAAGCCAGAAACGGCGAGGCCACAATTGAAAAATCCCTAATGGCTAGACCCACAAATGCCGAGAGCGAAACTGTTTGGAGCAGCGGATTATTCTGAATCGTGAAGTTGTTGCTCTGGACAAGTGAGGAACTCGTAATGCTCAGCAGGTTCGCAAAACTTTCAATGACGATTCCCCCCAAGATCGGGACGGTTATATCAAGAGATGTAGTCCCTAGTGCGTCTAGACCACTTATTTCCAAACTTGAGGCCGACCACAGCGCGTCATAATCTGATTGCTCCCCTGGAGTAAGCGAGAAGGGTCCAGATCCTCCGCCCCCTCCACCACCAGCGCCTTCGGCTATGTCACACAGGATGCGCAGTTTAACTGCATCCATGGCCCCAGATGGGATGCAGCCGAGGAGACACGCAGCTTCCTTGGCTAGAAAGTCAGGGTCACATGGAAGGTCCTCCCCGTCACGGATGGCGCATAGAAGCAGAATCTCGACCGCCGAATAGAGGTTCCAGAGTGAGTCGTACTTACAGGAAAAGCATTTGCTATCCTCCAGTAACTGATTTGGATCGCAGGGCATAGCTATGAGGCTTTCATAACTAGGCCATCATGGAATCTTCCGCCTCATCTGGCGAACTGGCGTCAGACACATCATCATCGTCGCCACCGTCGTCCTTGTCCCCGCCGTAGACGCATTTGATGACGGCTTCCCCGTCCTGGATGCTTAAGACCTTGACCTTCTCGGTGTCACCGGGCTTTACATCCTTTTTGAAGAAGGACAGAGGCACGAGCCCCATCTTTTCCTCCGCTGTATCCGAGCCGTGATCCTCCATGTCCATACCGGAATCGTCCGAGGACTCCTCGTCGTGATCGTAATAATCCATAAGTTTTGCAGTTGAGGTGGGGTGCCACCGGCGCTACCCGCGAAACCGATGGCACCCGTCCTATGTGTGTACCAACAACTGTTACGTGATCTCCGGCTCGCAAGGCGTGTTGCAGGAATCGTAATCCTGAGTCGGATAACCAGGATCGGTGCTGCAATTGCTGATTTCCGGCACGCAGAAGGGTTCGCGCCGATGCAGGAACACGTTGATGAATTCCGTGTAGAGCGGGCGAATGGCCAACTTGAAGTCGGCAATGAACATACCCTTGTTCCGGCGCTTGTTCTCGATGACGCAGCCGTTTACGTCTTCACCCAGGTTATCCATGACGAACTGCCATTTCCCGCCGAAGTTGCGCGAGGAGAACGGCATCTCAGGGTTAACCGGTGTGGCGTCGGAAACCAAAGCCTCCAGACCCATCTTGTGCCAGATATAGGTAATGGCGAATTGGGCCCGGTCGAAGTCCGGATTCTCAACGCTGCCAAGACCCGGGTCACCGCCTGCACCACTGGTCACCTGATTCACGTATGGGAGAACGACTTGGTAGCGATACCGGTTGGGTGCCGCACCGGCTCCACGATCTGCCACGAAGTTAAACCTGAGCCCCATCGGGTCGGTGCGCACGAGATAATTGCCGATCTGGCCGGAGAACCCGTAACGCCAGAAGGCGTTGGCGCTGGACCATTCGGTGAAACGCCAGTTGCCAGCGATGGTCGGGCAGGAGCCACCGCCGCCTCCGCATTGGCCACCAAGCTTATCCAACTCCCAGGCCGTCGCGATGTCGGTGACTAATTCGATGAACGGAGCAGTTTCCTTGAAAGGATTCTTGCCGCCATAACCACGGCGCATGAGCGGTTCGAAGCGCACCTGAAGCATCTGCGGCACAAGCTTGAAGATGCTGCTGGGCGCGGCCGACGTGTCGAAGAAGATTTCCTCGTCGCCCACCACCGTCCAGTTGAACGTGAATTCGGTCATCGACCGGTTTGCGATGAACTTCTTATCGGCATGGTCCAGAGCCCGCTTGCGCAGGAAGTTGGACATGATAGCGGTGGTCGCCGGCCGGAGAATGTCAGAGATGATCTGGCGGAAGTGCTCTTGGGCCTTCGTGACGTGCATCATCTGGTCGAAGCAAAGGAGCGGCGTCGCCCAGCTTTGTTCCTCCAGGAAGTAAGTGATGCGCGTGGCGCCCCAGCCGATGCAATGCTCGGTCTTATCGCAAGGCGTTCCAACACAGGATTGGTATTCGGTGCGATCCCAGACCTTGGTGGTGTTGGGGAAGACATGCCGGAACCGGTCCAACGTATGTTCAACGCCGGAGTAGGCTTCGAATGTGCCGGTTTTGACGTTGGCGACCCAAGAGTCAGTGGGCCGGATGTCGGAGAGGATCAGTTTGTCGTAGACCGGTTGTTGGTCTACCAGAAAGTTCGTAAATTGGTCGCAAGATAAAATAGGCATAGCTTCAAAAGGACAAGGTTCATGGGAACGTGTTTTGAAGCCGAAGGCTTGCGTGCCTTTTATTACCGAGGCAAACCGGTGAACCCGCTTTGAGCGGATGCTTGGCTAATAGAAGCTATCGAAATTTCTGTCAACAACGAAAATTACTCACCGCCCCATCTTGCTGAGCATCGCAGCGACCCCATCAATGGTGACATCGCCGTTGGCTGAGGCTTGTTTGCCTTTGCCTTCCCCATCAGTTGGAGCGGAATCGCCGTAGGCTTTAAGTGCCTCTTCCTTCTCTGCGAGCATGGCTTTGAGTTGCTTGTTTTCGTGCATCAACACGGAGTAAGCGATGGCGCGATTACGCAATGCCACATGCTTCTTGATGACCGCAGCGCGTTGTTCCTCGTTGAGATTGGGATCGTTGGCTTTGGCGGAAAGTGCATCAGTCACAAACGCGACAGCCTTCTCCAGCTTGGCATTGCGCTCATCATCGCCTTCGATGGGTTTAAGGACATCGAACTTAGCCAGATGCTCGTCGCTGATTTGCTTCCAAAGCTTGGAATTACTCTCCTGAATGGCTTTGTGCTGCTGCGAGACCTGATTCTGCCACTCGCCACCCTTAGACTTTTGCTCCTCCAGGGCTTGGTTCTGCGCACTGGCGAGATCACGAATCTTGTCGATGTAACCGCGCACCTCAGCCACGTCTTCAGGGAACCTCGCCTTAATCTCCATGCGAGCGGCAGACGGCTCCATGTTGGCCAGCGCAGCAATGTCGGCTGGGGTTAGATCGCGGGCCTGCACCTCGCCAGTTTCTGCGTTGGTGAACTTGAGTTGCAGCCCTTTGAGGCCACTGAGCGCACGGCCCCAGGCTTCTTCGTAGGGCTTCTGGTATTTATCGACAAACTCCTGACTCTTGGAGTAGTCAACGTAACGGATATGCTGCTCCAATTCCTGGTTGCGCTTCTCAATCGCACTCAACCGCTCCGTGACTTCCTTCGGCGGTTCAGCATGTTTTGTGCGCAACTCTACATTTTCCTTCTCCATCGCATTCAGGCGCGACTTAAGATCATTTACCAGCGTCCATGGGTTGGTCTTCTTGCCGCCCGGCTTCGTCTCACTTTTTGCAGCATCTTCTTCAGCCTTCTTATCTTGGACCTGCTCCTTATCAGCGTTTGCATCTTTGGCTTCTGCCTCTTTTTGTGGCTCAACCTCTTTGGCTGATTCCTCGCCCATCAATTCTCCCTCTTCGGGCGCGGCTAGCCCCTTGATGCCAGAGAAGGCACCATCCATCGTGTCAAGCGGCTCAGACAGCTTGGTTGGGTCCTGTGGTTTGTTGGGCGTTACCCCACGACGGGAAGGTCTGGAAGATAAAGCGGATTGAGCGGGGCCCGTCTTTGGCGGGGTAACGAGAGTCGTCTTTGTGGGCGTGACAGGGCTTGGGGCAGACTGGACAGGCTGGGCAGGAGCAGTGGACGGCGTGGGCGGGGCTGTTGGTGCGTCTGTTGGCATACATTTACATTGGGTAGGTGGTGGATCTCATTGGCGATTGCGCCACAGTTTATAAAGCACAAACGTCAGCGAAATAGTGTTGGTAACTGCCATTATCCAGATGGCTATTTCAGTGGAGTGACTCATCACGTCCTGTAATTTAAATTCTGCGGCAATTTCTCTTTAGGTGGTGCGGTCTGTTCAGCAATGGAAAGCAGGTGCCGAACATATTCAGTAGCGCCCATGATTCGGTTATAGGCAGCAGCTTGTTCGGCTGGATCGGTGATGCTTGGCATGCCCAGGATCTGTTCAAGTAACGCAGCCTCGCAGGCACTCCGGAAGGCTTCGCTGACAACCAAATCCTGATGGGCGCGTGCTTGGGCGACGTTAGCCTGAAACTTGGCTCGTGGCGTCAGGTTCATTCCGCCGTCTCCTTAGGCTCCGCAGCGGCCCTGGCGTTATGGCGACGAATCTCCGCAGCCGTCTCGATGTAAGTAGCGGCGACATCAGTCTGCAACTCAACCTGCTGACGTTGCATGTCCAGTTGATGCTGCTGCTGCTTACGCTTCTCTTCAGCTTCCCATTGCACTTGGCGCTGAGCGGTGCGTTGCGCATGGCTCTCGCGGGTGTTCGCGGCCTTGGCTTCTGCCTGCATCTGCATGCCCTGAACCTTGGCTATGTCTTTTGGATCCATCTGCGCTTGACCGTTGCCATTCTCTTGAGCAGCAGCCTCCATGGCTTGCTGTAGCCGTTGCCCGTAAGCCTTGACCATGTTCATCAATTGCCCAAGGCCATCGCTGTACTGGCGCACGCGCTCTTTCTGTTCCTTATCCTGACTAAGAATCTGGAGTTGCTCGGCAATAGTCTGGCCCACGGTCTGCAAGCCCATGAGTTGTTCGGGCTTGGCCATGCCCTGCTGCATTTGCTCGATGCGCTGCACGATCAGCGTCATCTCAGCCAGCAATACTTCAACGACTTCGATGCGATTGGTGCGCGGGCCGAATTGGACGGGTAATCCCTGCATGAGACTGCCCATGGCGACCATGGCGTCATGCTTGGAATCTGTGACTTTATCCTGGGTATCGGGCACAAGCTCATCAGTCGCTCCGGAGTCATCGGTGACGGCCAATGTGGACATCTTAAGGATGATTCGTTGGGCTTCCGGGTCAAAGAGCGGACGCCATTCCATCAATTGCTGCGCAGTGGCCAGTTCGAGCGTCTTGTTACCGGCGCCCATGACACGCTCAGGCTCGATGTCCCAGGCTTCAGGCACCAAAACTTCAGACGGCACCCCGGCTTTGATACAAGCCAACCGAAAAGACCGCACATCGGGATCGCGAGAGTCTTTTGCGCAGAAACGCCTAAAAATCTCATAGTACTCAAAGGTTTGATACTGATACGCCTGTAATAACGCCGCTGAAATGAGCGCGGTGGTGGCGTTAAGCTCTGCGCGGACCTGAAAAGCGGTTTTCTCCACCTGCGGGCGGCTGAAATTGTTGTTCTGGGTGAACGAAGCGGAGTTTTCATTGATGATCTGCTGATTCTCGACCAAACCCATCTGCGCCAAACGTTCGTTGGGCTGCCAACGCTCCTGCGGAGACAGGAATTGCACCGTAGAGTCAATGATCCCGCGTGAGATCAGGTTGATTTTCAGGGCCCGCTCGGCTTCATCGAGCGAATTGACCCGCATATACATCATCAACCCCTCGAAAACAGCCTCGTTGAACTTACAACGCAGCCGATTCTGCAAATGGCACACCGCATAGAGTAGAAAACCAAGCGAACGAACGGCGTGATAGCGGAATGGGGCGACAGCCGACAGGTCAGCGAACTGGAATTGCAGGACTTCCCGTATATCCATCGCATACTTGCGATCCCCGGGGTTAAACAGGAACTGATTGCGCCCACCGATGATGTTTTTGTCGGGCATGCTAGTGCCTTGGGGTAAAACCCCACCAACGCCCGGCTGCCCAAAGGCATCCAGAACGATGCGCCGATTCCAGCCCTGCACCTTATCGGCGTCATTCCACCAATAGAAATCCCAGCAAGAGATGACCGGCACAGCGTCGGAGGAATAAAGGCCCGAATTCTCTTTCATCCGCTGTTCCATCTTGTCTGGACTCCAGCCCTCGGGCCACGTCGTCCCTGAAAGTTCCTGAGTCGAAGCATCAGCCCATTTCAGAGCCGCTTTCACGTTTGCCATCTGCCAACCAGGGTCGCGCTTAGGCCCGCTGGTGAGCCGATGCAACTCCATCGCAGTGTAGGCGCGGTAAATGGCGAAGAACGGCAGATTCTTCATCGTGAGCAACGTGCCGCTCGGAATCATCACGTCCTCGACCCCAAGAGACAGCGGGCACCAACCATAGGAGTTCTCCCAACAGGATGGGGCAATGCCGTGCAGGACAAGCAGGGCGAACTTGCTGCGCATGTTCTCGAAGTAAATCGGAGAACGTTTCATGCGCCGATTGATCTCGTTGCTGACGATGGTGCCCCACTTAGCTCGCTTATGGGTTGGGCCGTTATCGGTGCGGGCAGTGAAGAACTTGCCCGGCTTCATAAAAGCGTTGGAAAATTGCTGACGCGCTTCGTGCGCTACTTTGGTGCCCTCAAGGTGGTTAATGTTAATTGCGACGTTGTTCTCCCTTTCCTCGGCTTCAGAGTACGGAGGGGCACCGTCGAACAGCGAATTGATGCGAGCACGGTTTTGCGCTCGCGGATAGTCGGCCAACCGCATCTGCCATGTTAATGATTCTATGACGGAGGCGGTCTTAAAGTTCATCGAATGTGGACACTAGATAACGCGAGTCATCTAAGTCAAGGTCAACGCCCTCGGGAAACCAAGGCTACTCGTGTTATATCGGTCCAGCGTCGGTTCCTCCAAGGCAATGCGTTTACGCTCGTGGTGACGCGGATGAAAGATGCAGCGAGAAGCCGTAATGTCAGCAAAAGCTCGCCGCAGCGTTGTCCCGAAGTAGCCCAGAAGCCAATTATCCCAGCCGCCATTACCGAACCTGTACTGCTCAGGAACCGCCCTCCAAGCCTTGGCCCAGATCCATGGGTGAGCGCAGAAGAAGTCTGCACCCAAGTCCACGACTTTAGCCGCAGCGAAGTCTGGATTGGCCGGATCGTATTCGTAGCGGCGACTGGTCAGCGCGTAAGCTCCCATCCTGAATGCTTTATCGGCTGCTTCGACCAAGTGCCGGCCGACGACAATATCAGCGTTGAGGATAACGGCAGGTTCCTCGGATTGAGAGGCTATCAAGTAAAGCAGGCTCAGTGGCGGGAAGTCCGGTCCTTCAATGAAGGTCGTGCGCGGGCAGGCAAGTCGCCATTCGAATGGGCCGAATAGGAAGATGTTATGGAACACTGCACGCCAAGAGTCGATGGCCAGAATCTGGTTAGCGGCAACTTCCTTGCTGTCGTCCAAGGCCCTAAATGACGATATGGCTATCATGGACGTGGTTGAGCCATTAAATCATAGAGGGGGCCGGAGCATTCTCCCGCAAAGACGCTGTGTTCATAGCCAAGTCCATCTAGAAAATCAAAGATGTCATTCTCGCTGCTTCCAACCCTGATGAGATGTCCAGCATTAATCTCAATGATTAATTTCGGACGATGTCTAACGATGGTCTCCCTTGATCCAGCCAGCACGGCCAATTCATCCCCCTCCACGTCTACCTTGATGAAATGAACCGGCAGCCCACATAGGAAACTGTCCAACGTAATCACTTCGACAGTTCCAGAACCGTGATCTAAGTGGCTGGCACTAACATTTGGAGACAATACCATTTCTGCTTGGCCTGGAGCACTACCCAGGGCGAATCCGACGACTTCAACATTTGGAAGCCCACGCATATTGTATCGCAGGCACTTCAACTGACTCGGGTTTGGCTCAAAGGCATAGACTTTCCCGGTCGCTCCAACTCGGTTGGCGTAAGCTATTGTGTGGTCACCAAGTGCTGCACCCACATCAACCACGCTATTCCCGGGTTCCATAAGACTTAAGATTCGCGTATCAAATTGAACATCCAGCCTGCGCTGTTCTTCAACCCAACGAGATAAATGGGTATCGTTTTCCAGAACAGCAAACCCATCATTGGTAATTTTCATGGATTGCTTCATCGCCTAACAAATATTCCAAGATGAGGATTACATTGCTTGGGGTATCCCCTGCCCCAAAGGGTCTCGCCATCTAATTGATCGGCGGTGGGCAGGATCAGTCCATAGAGCGTGCCGTCCGATACAAGTTCCAGAAACCATTTTCGCACCGGATGTGGGGCAGGATTGTCTGGAGCGGCCCACCTAGGAAGATCGTGGACAATAAAGATCGTCCCATCGGCGCTTAACGGCTTAAGTGCCTCCAACTCTTTTTTGGTATGCTCCAGTGTGTGATCTGAATCAATAAAAATGACATCAAATGGTCCAGGAATCTGTTCTGAATTCAGAATGTCAGGGGTCCATCCTTCGACAAATCTAAACCAAGGTGCAATTTCTGGGCGCTCGAAGAATTGTAGGTTGTGCGCTGGGCGAGCGTCGATAGCCGTGACATGGGCATCCAGTTTTCCGACGACTGCACGCAATATATGGAGAGTTGTGAAACCGGCATGCATCCCGATCTCCAGAATCCGCCGCGAATCCGTCATGGTGATGAGTGACTCAATGAACTCGCTCGTCTCCGGTGGCGTGATGAACCTCGGCTCAAAGATCGCTTCGATCTGCTGGGTCAAAAGACGACGCAAGCCAGCCTGCTCTTTACGCCGAACCCATTCCTGCTGATAGTTGGCGAAAGAATTCGAAGGCGTTTCATGGCCGAACTTCGGATCCCACTTCCCACCCATTAACTCTTCCTTCGTCCAGTTCATGGAGAATCCTTCATGATGAACCATGACGAACAGGGGCAAACATAAAAGACCTTGCCATGCTCCCGTGCCCAGCGGTCTACGGCGGGCTGCACCTCAATCCACGATTGGCCCGTCGTGTTGTGCGCATAGTCGTGCCCACCCATCAGCCCACCGATCCTCACCTTGGGCCACCAGGCATCCATGTCGGCCATGACGCTGACGTAGGAGTGGTTGGCGTCGATGTAGGCGAGATCCAGCGTGTCGGACTTAAAGTAATCACTGGCCGGAATGGAATAATCCTTAATGACCGCGACCCTCTTGTCCTGTTCGGACAGATCTACGCAGCCTTTGTACCAGCCGTCATAGCCATCTTGGGTTTCTTGTCCCTCCCGGTAAACCTCTTTGTCCTGCACCAGCCAAGGATCGATCATGTAATAAGTCTGACCGTGCCACTGGGACAGGACTGTACGAGCAAAAGTGCCGCGGGCGCAGCCGATCTCAGCAATCGTACCCAACAACCCCATTTCATTGAGCCAAAAGCCTAGAGCCTCCCGGTGATTGATTTGCAGGAGCTTGGTCATTGTCGTTGGACGATCAGGTTCTCCTTGGTTTCATGCACAGCAAAAAACCCCATGGCCCGCAGAAACGCTTTGACATTGGGCCGCTCCTCTGGTGAACGAACTTCCACGCAGATGACGCTGGCAGTCCTCCAAGCCTCTGCAGGCTGGCTCTTGAGGATCGCGAAATCCTCCCACTCGGCATCCATAGAAATCAGATCAAAGGGTCCAATCGGCCACAAGTCATCCATGGTGATGCAACCCACCAAGGTCGTCATCTTGCTGGGCACCATGACCGATCCGCTCTCCTTCAACTCATCGTTGACCGTTGTGCTCCAGGAACGGTCCTGATAGAGATCCACCCACAACCTGCGCAAACCAGCCTTGGGTGTCAGAGCCGCGCAGACCAAAACCGACCGGTCAATGAATGGCTGACAATTCTCGCAGAGCTTCCCAAAATTGCTCCAGTGCGCCTCCACCATCACGCCATGCCATCCAAGTTCCAGCAGGCGTCGGGTGTTGCTCATGTCGATGCCATCGTAGGCACCAACGTCCAGGAAGCGGCCGGGCGGTCTATCGGCAAAAAGCTTAACTAGGAACTCTTCCTCATCATTCTGAGAGTACATAGCGTTTGATTACTTCCATTGGAATCTGCTGGTTTGGTTTTCCTGCCATCCACATTTCCTGTGGTTCATTGATGGAGCCGTGGGACCAGAATTGTTGAATCGGCGTGGGTGGGTCCGGCGCATCGCCTCTTTGCAGAACTGGGTGATAAAGATCGCGCTGTTTCTCCATGGCCACGTTGCCCAGCGTGTTGAACTCGCAAAATGTCTGAGGGAATGAGTTCTCGCAGGACAAGATGTAGTCATCAACGGGATGACCGGTGGCTATCTCCATGCATTTGCGCGTTAGCTCGTAGGTTGACCGGTGGAAGACGCCAGGGTGACAGCGCATCGTCTCATAGAGAACCGGAAATCGTAGGCAGGCTTGGGTGCATTCCTGCCAGCGCATCATCGCTGGGTGCCGCTTGTTGATGGTGGCAAAAGGCTCGTAGCGCAGGATGATTTTCCCATCAATGGCAAAGTCGTCTGGCTCGACCAAGTTGGTGAAGATGCAGTCGGAGTCCAAGTGGGCGATTCGCTCTGCGTCGGTGAACGTATCAGCATGCATGATTTGGCGCATGTGCCAGAGAAAGCCTTTCCCTTCGGGTTCGCAGTGGCCATAAGCCTTGGCGGGGAACGGAATGTTGGCCTCAGCGATAAGCTTCTCGGCTGTCTCGGTGTCATTGGCCGGAACCAGCACGCGCAGGTAATTGAATCGCTTGCAGAACTTGGCGATGGAGAGCAGGCAATACTTCAGGTAAGGAAAATCCTTACCGCAGGTGGCTATGAACAGGTCGGTGGAGATCATTACGTCCAATACGGCTTTAACTGTTCAACGATAGCACCAAAGAGATAATCCTTGGCTCGCTGTTCAACCGGTAACTGATCATAGGGAACAAAACACGGATGCTCCTTTTTCTCTGGATCTTTGACTGCGCCGTATTTCCAACCGGCATCACGCTTCTCCTTCAGCCAAGAATCGTGTGACGCTGATGGTGGAGAAGCGGGATTGTTGAGGTGAAACTCAACTTGGTTAATTGCGCTCTGCTTCTGCCACTCAGGAGCAGACTCCCAAGCGAGTTGTGAGTTGTCGCCTATCGCATGGCAATAGGCTCGGTTGATTTCGTGCGCCACTTGGGCGATTTGGGTTATGTTCATATAATTATTGTGTTTATTGTCGTTCGCGTAATCGGTCTATGAGCGTGCCACTTTTTTCTCTGTGGAAGATTACTGCTTCACGCGGAATCTGATGGAGCAATGGGCTATTTGGCGGGAAGCTCGGCAATTCGCCAGCACCATCAGGCACAAGCTTGCCTCGTTCTACCGCCCACGCCAAACACCATAGCCTGCTGCCGTAAATATTGGTACCCATCTCATCCCTACACTCCACATCCCAAGCGTTGTCGGTATGACTCATCGTGCGCGGGAGTAGTTGCGCGGCATTGGCTGGATAAATAGAAGTGCCATTAACGTGACCTTGAGTGACCACGATTGGCCCGCAGAAAGCTTTCCCGCACCGATCATACTCCGTCTGTAATTCATGCAGCCACGATGAGCGCAAAGGCACGCAATCCGCCTCCAGCCAAAGCCACGGCCGGCCCATCGCTTGCATGGTGCGAGCAGCATGTTGCCAAGCGGCGGTTTGTGGGAACCGCGTTCCCTTTGGAACAGCATAAGCGGTCTGGTGCACTTTGGAGAAGCAGGCGCTCGCCTTGGAGAACAGCGTCGAGACCGAGCGCGGCAACGTGGTGTGATCGTAGGACAGCAGAGCCTCGTGCGTCTGAGAGTTGCCCAGCATTCCGATCCAATCGAGCATCTTACCCATGAGGTCCGCGTCCAAGTTGCAGACAGGCAGCACGACCACGAAGTTCGTGAGCGCGGTGATGCCTAATTTCTGCGCGACCAACTGTCGTAGCGTGCCGTCCTTGTTTCGGTGAAAGAGCACTGCACCTTTGCGCAGGTGATCGAGCGTCAGCGTGTTGATTGGCGACTGGTCGGTTTTACTCGAAGCGAACGTCGGAGGAAGGTCTTTATCGCCCCAGAAGTGGTGAAATAAATAGGAATCTTCGGCCCTAATTAGAATTGGCTCAGCGGCGGATACGTCCCAAGCCAAGTGTGGATGATTACCCACGAAAGGATGGATGATTTCCCAAGCATTGGGAGGATAAACAGCAACTCCACTCAAGAGCCTTCGCGGGAGACCTGGTGAGTTGCATTCGTAAATGTGGCCAAGAAATCCGTCGATGTAGCTTTGCTGAATTCGCTCCAGCCAATCCCGGGATAGCGGCACACAATCTGGCTCCAGCCACAGGAACGGCTGATTGAGTTGAGCGCAGTGTTCGGCGGCTCGCAGGAACAGGGCGTTGGCTCCGCGAGGCCATCCGATAATTGAATCTTCAAGTGCAATGACTGTGACATGGCGAAAGATACGGTTGGCGAGCGTGATGAAATCAATGACCACATCCCAGCGCACATTGCCGTCAACCATCAGCAGGGCCTCATGCGCTGGCGCACCACCAAGTTGCTCAATCCACAGAAGCAAGTCAGCGGCCTGCTCTGCGTCACCGGCGTGAAATGGGATGACTACCTGCATCACGGGATTCGTGATGGCGGCACTTGCGGCACAGGCTGCGCCAAAGCCATCTCCGCATTCTGGAGCAGCGCAATAGCCATGGAACGCACCTGTAGCGGGGTGAGATGCATCACGGCGACGGGCTTACTGAAGTTAATGATCACAACACCGTCTTTGGTGCCGATATCGACGCGCAGGCCCGTCGCATCATCTTCGGCCGTTGGGTAACCATCTGGGAGATTATTCATTGGCTGTGTGTTGTTCGTCGCGCTTGCGGTTATATTCCTCTTCGAGTCTGGCGAGTTCACTGGGCTTACCCAACGCCCAACTGAGCACATCATCAGAAGCGGCCAATGCAATGGCGCTTCGCTCAATGGCCGCTGGCGGTGCACCACTAGCCTGAAGGCTGGCCATGGCCACGCGCAGGTTCTCTTGCATGCGCACAAGTTGTTCCTGCGTCTTCATGTTGTGGCGAGTGGTTGTCCACCCAGCCTCTTCTTGAATTTGTATCCCCACTGGAATGCAAGCACGTCGATTTCTGGGTATCCAATTTTCTTCAATCTTTGTCTGATGCGACCTTTTTTCATTCCCATCAATTGCTCGGCTACCGCAATAGTTACGCGCTTTTGCCCCATCAATACGAAACGATTACCGTTCCTGTTTTGAGCATTTTCTTTGCGCGTTATCCACCTACAATTTCCGGGCTCGTAATTGCCATCGTTATTTATCCTGTCGATTTCAGTTCCGGGGGGACGCAGGCCCATGTCTTCTACGAAATTTCGATACTTTCGCCATCTCGGACAAATCTTTATGCCCCTTCCTCCGTAACGATCATAACTGTTGCACGAAGGCTGCGTGCACCGCAGCACCATTGCTCTCCAACTTAAATAGGTTGGAGCACGCTTACGTAGCTTTTTCATGTAGAACCCAACATCTTGGATCAAGCTTGGCCTTAACTTCGTCCGACGTGTGCGCGAGGATGTGCTTAATCGGAACATGACATTTAAGATCTAATTTGCACATACATGCCAGACAGGTTCCAAGCTCGGCATCATGACTGGTTTTGAGTGCCAGATCGTTTTTGATTTCAATCTGCGTTTTAATCGTGCTGGCGGCTTTGCCTGTGAAGTATTCCAGCAAGCCACCCTTACCGTTTTGCGGGCACGTCGCGCATACCGCAGAACGATGCTCAGACGTGGCTTGATCCACCGGCTGTGCCGAGTTCCCAAGCCATTCCAAAAGCACCCCCACGCCCGCAGCCACTCTCTTACTGGCGCCCACAGCATTTCCGAACCGGCTGTTTTTTTTTGAGTCTTCAGACGTGTAACGCTCCAGAGGCACGTCAGTCACAACGAAGTCATTCCAGCCATGAGCCTGACAGCGGGCGACGTTTTGCTGTTCCACGTCGAACTCAACGCTGGCCATGTCCACGCCCAGGTTATGTTTCTCGCACAGATATTTGTTGGCCTTACGCCGGGCATATTCCTTCTGGGAGATCGCGGCGAATGATCCTTCGTCATCCCTCTTCATGCCGAAGACCGGGTTAATATATCTCCACCCATGGGGGGGGAACGCATTGCGACTCTTCATTCTGGCCATAAGCGGAGTTAAGTAGTGCCCATCTGAATGTATTGACGCAAGGTTTCTTCGTCCATCGTCTCCATGAACACGTCGAAGGCAGGGCGATTCCACGAAGAGGAGCAGTTAGCCCAGTAAGCCTCGATAAGCTCGGGCCGAGTCATGGCTTGGACGGGCGTTGGGGCGATGGGCTCGATTTCGATGCGGGTGCATTCCTCGGCTTTGCTTTGGACTTTGCGCTGGCTGACTTCGAGGATGATGTCTTGGGCCGTGTCATTGCGGATGAAGCCGCAATATCTGAGGCAGTCAACATGGTATTTCGGACAAAGGTTATCTGGATCGATGAGTCGGCGCCGGAAACTGATAACGCGGATGCGAACGCGATCTGGACTTTTCTTTTCTCCTTCACCCTTCCCCAATGGCTCATCCCGAACAGCGCGTTGAGGCTCGGGACTTGGTGCCTGACTATCAGCACCAGCGTTCCTGGCAAATGTGGATTTGCTGGCATAGGGGAAAAACTTCTTCAGGTCGCTCTCGGTCATGCGGGCGCGATTAGCCTTTGAAGATCTGTTGATCTACCCATTTGCGGACCATCGCCCATCGTTGCTCTGGCGCCATCGACCGAAAGCCGCAGTCATCATTTATCCAAACAATCTCTCTAGCCAATGCGGGCGCGATGCCAAATTTGCTGGCTACCTGCTCCGGCTCCTCTGGATCTAACTGCGACATATCAATTCCGCGAGCACGACCTAGGCAGCCAAGGGCACAAACGTCCTCGCCTTCCTGTAGGCTGTTAGCGATAAGTTTTTTCTCTGGCATAGCGTCGAGCGCAGAGGCCAACTCTATAAGCATGGCCTGTCCTCGCTTGCCTCGGATTGCCGATGTGACAGCTCCGCGCCATCGGATTAGCGCCCAATCGCAATCAACGTCTTCGTTGTATCCACTGCGGCTCATAGCTTACCTATTTGAATCAGAAAACCGCCATAAGGTCTATCCGTATTAAAACGGACTAGCGTAGAAGCGGCCCCATCATGTAGAAGTAGCGCAGTATGAGAACGCTTAGGCGCAACAAAGGCTACGTGAATGCCCGGTTTCTGATGTTCGCCGGGGTGGTCTGGGGCATCAGTAGCACCATCGTTGTAGTCGCGATGTGGTTTGTGCGCATGTTGGTTTTATGAGCAAGAAAGAGCATTTCTGCATCGCCTATTGGGATTGGTTGCGGCGTATCCGCACCGACGAACCCAAGCCGGCTGATTACGGCCTCTCGCCCTGGGTGGGGGAGGCGCTGGCCCGGAAGTGCCATGGAGAATTTGAGCGTCGCAGGGTGCACCAGTTGTTGAATAGCCTCGCGGCATGAGCCCAAAGAAGCTTGATCTGCTCATCACCCAGCATGCGGCTGAATGCGTGGAAGAGTTGCTGAACACAGTGCATGAACCCAAGCAGGAGCCGTGGTTCTTAATCATCAAACGAAAGATGCGGCGGCTGATTAAGGAAGCATCAGGGAAAGGTTCGCGGTGAAAAAGCCAAAGCCAATCGTGATGTTCCTGCCCAAAGACCCAGAGGGCAATTCATTTGATGTCTATTACGCCGATGGCCACAAAGTTGGTGAGGTAGCCAAGGAAGTCGATGGATTCTTTTATTTCTGTCCAGAGCCATATATAGGCACCGTGCCAGCCCATGCGCTGCGGGGTGTGGCTGATGAACTGGACCGCCTCAACAAATCCCGGTCAAAGCAAGTCAATGCCTCACCAACCATAACTACCCCATGAACAACGACGCACCCGAAGACACCATAATCCCCACCGACGCTGGAACAACACTGCCCATTCCGCCGTTACCCGCCCCAATCAGGTATGCGATTGCCTTTGGTGGTGGAGCAGTCTTTGCTCTCGCCCTGATGCTGCTCTTTTCGGGTGGCCACTCCACCCCGGCTGCCGCCACCTCACCCCCCACGTCATCTCAGCCCAAGACGGTACAGGTGGTGACCTTGTTCAACTGCCAGTACCTGTCCTTCACTGAGCCCTTCTTCATCCTGCACCTGCCCAAGTGCACCAATCATCCACCGGAACGATGATTCCGCCCTTTCATAAGTTAGCGGATGAACTCGACAAAGCTTTGGCGAAGGATAAACAGCGCATAGCCGAGATGACTGCCATGATGGAGGAAGCCATGGCCATATTCGACCGTTACTTGAACGTGCCTGAATCTGTGGAGTTGCGTAAACGCTGGGAGGCCCTTAAGAATGAATTGGGGCTCCAAAAACTTTCCAACCAAGCAGAACCAGAAGGATGAACAGGAAGAGATTTCCGGCAGCCGGTCTGGCGTTGGCGGCTGTAAACGGCCATTGAGACCAAAGACCAAAGACAGCCCAGATCAGCATTAATATCCAATAGATCAATGAGAATGACATGGTAGGACCTTGTTGTATTTTTTTCGATTCTCCGTCACCAACAGTGGTTGGAGATTGGTATAATTGAAGCACGCACGTTGCTGTGCCTCATCGGTCAAGTCGTAAAGAGAGCAAGGGAAAATGTGATCTATTTCCCAAACTCTCCCATAATTCTCCCAACTCATTCCGAGGCTAAATCGGGCAGACAGGTAACCAATCAAAAACTCGGCCGTGCATCCGGTAAGATCCATCGTTCGTGCAGTCTTTTTTGCCAATTGAACCCTAACAGCACGATTGATTCTGGCGCGAAGTATTTTACCCAACCGAAAACACGGATCCGTTGCGCATCTGAGCCTATAGTTGGCGTTCACCTTAGGTCGGTTTTTGGCAGCCCATCGTTTAGATGCCTGCCTTTGGACCTCTGGGTGTTTTGCTCTCCACCTTTTAGTTATTTCCTTCGATTTCTCGCGATTATTACGACGCCATGCACGGGAATACTCAATTATCTTCTCTTTGTTTTTCTCCTTCCATTTATCAATCCTGTCTTTGGTCTTATCAGGATTTTTTGCGCGATACTTCTTCGTATAGGCAGTGCACTTCTCGGGATTTGCAGCACGCCATCTCCGATTATACTCCCGCAATTCAACGGGGCTCATGGAGGAACATCATACTGGTCGAAACAGTGTTATTACAAGAGTTGATATCCGGTGGCTTCTCCCCAAAAATAAGTCTTGCCAGACCCCGGGGTTTAGGAGTAAAACGCGCTTGATATGAATCGCAGTTGTCGACTTCTTCGAATCTGGTCGCATAGACCGGAAGTTGGTAACTCCAATTCATATCACCCGTCTCCTCACAAGGGAGGCGGGACTTCTTTAGCGGGTAGAGAAAGAGGTAAACTCAGCCCTAGCCAGCGTCAATCCGCGGTACCTGACGCGCCCTCCTTAAACGAAACGGGTCATCCCCAATGTGATAGGGGTGGGCGAACAGGGGCCACAATCGCTGAAGGTTCGACTCCTTCCCCGCTAACTTTAATCCTTGAAACCTGAAGCACAACGAATCGCCATTGCGGAGGCTTGCGGGTGGACACTTGTTGACGACAAGTTAACTGGGCGAATGCCTGGAATCAGTAATACCAGTTACATCCGGTTTGGGAATGAGCCTATCCCCAGCTTTCTTACTGACCTCAACGCCATGCATGAGGCGGAGAAGGTGCTGACGAACACTCAATGGATGTTCTATAAACAAAACCTGCGTGACATCGCCCCAAATAATTTCGATATGGACCGGGGCATGATTCGCGCCACCGCAGCCCAACGCGCTGAAGCTTTCCTGCGCACCATTGGCTTGTGGCAGGAACAACCCCAGGAGCAAACGGCATGAAGGCCCACTGGCGTTACCTGCTCTACGTCATCCGGCATAAGTGGTTTGTCTACCGAGCCGGACGCTGGTGCAATGTTGGCTTATGGCGCCTGATCGTCCATGACTGGACCAAGTTCCTGCCTTGCGAGTGGTTCGCCTACGTGGACAAGTTCTACGGCAACAAGATCCCGGTCGATGAACCCGATGATTTCAGGTATTGGCAGGCCCGCGGACCGGTGGACGCAGCCTTCGACCACGCCTGGAATCACCACCAAAAGGCCAATAAACATCACTGGCAATATTGGGTGCTCACCAACGACAGCGACTCACCCAAGCATAAGGCCCTGGACATGCCGCCGAAGTATCGCCGCGAGATGATCGCCGATTGGATGGGGGCAGGCCGGGCCATTTCCGGCAAATGGGAGGTGTGGACTTGGTACGAGAAGAACCAGGACAAAATCATCCTCTCAGAATTCACCCGGACCAAGGTGGAGGAACAATTGGACTTTTTGAAAGAGACGTTCCGGATAGCCAATCAACTTTGTATTGCAACTTGAGCTATGCCGGCACGAGACTGGGATAAACTAAAACGGCAGGATAAGGCCATCAAAAAGCCTCTTCCGCAGTGGCGCATGTATCCCCAAGGCTTGGGCCGCCATCAGCCCACCGATTACGAATTGGCCAAGGGCCTTTATCCCGGGGCACGCCGACGTAAACGTCGATGAACACACTTTCCAGCAGCTCCTCAACACCCCCGGCAACCACCCCGCCATCGCTCGCAACCATGGCGCAACCATTGGCCGCTCGCAAAAGAGCGCGTGCTGATGCTGACAACCAGTCAGAAGCCGCCTGTCTTAACACAGGCTTAGAGATAGAAAACCAGAGCCGCTATGCTCTGCTTACCTCGAAACACCCCCGGCCCGGACAGACTGTTGACCACCGTTAGCCCTGGAATGACAAAAACCACCGAGCACTGACCCACCCTTAGTCAGTGAGTCTGAAGGTTGGTGACCGAAAACGCCCCGGAAGCTCTCCGGTCGATTCGGCCTCTGTTGTAAGGGGGTCGTGTGTCTTTTTCCAACGCTCAAGCTTATAGGCAATACAGGCTTATAGGCTGATATTCCAAGGCGTGTCCTCGTACAGGAGGCGGGGCCCACGTTTAAATGGGACCCACTCCACAAAGGGCCCCTCCGGGTAGGGGGCGCCCCCACGGGTCCAAGCGCGCAAAGAGATTCCTTGTGCGCGTACGTGTACTACGAGCCTTGAGGCAGGTCCGCAGGGTTGATTGCGAGCAGGGCTTTGTGCGCGGATTGCCGACCAGAGCGTAGGGCGCGTAGGGCAGCAAGCTCAGGCCTGAGTGCGCCAGGTAAAGGCTTGCCGTCTATGATGCGCTTAGCCTCTTGAACGCGTGACCAGGCGGCAGCGCATGATGCGCGGGAAGCTGACGGGGTTTCCGGGTCGAGTATCGTATCTGTGAGGACGCGTTGGATGAGAACGGCTTGTCTGCGGTCGCGTGATGGACCACGCCTTGGGATAGGCTTGCGCATTGGTGTGGGGGTAATTTGCGCGGTTGCGGCGGACATAGGCGGAATATATGTGCGCGATTAGCGGGAACGCAAGGCAAGAGTCATGCCAAAAGCGTTCGGTATAAGTACGGATGGACAGCAAAGCCGTTTAGTGCAATGATGGGTGACAGATGAGCGGGATGAGCTCGCTCTGGAACATCATAAAGACTATGAGCAACACAACGACAGAGGTACTAAGCGAGCAACAGCGGGCATATCGGGCTTGTCTGGAATTGCCCAATGGCGACGCGGCGCAGATTGGGCTTTATATCACGCAGATTCTGAGGACTCAGGACCTAGTGCAATGGCAGGGCAATCCGGCACAGTTCGACCAATGGCTGAAGAAAGCCATTTGCGATTATGTGAACAACTGTTACTGCGTGATTCGCGCCAGAAACGGAGGTGCCCAATGAAGCCCTTCCACACTCCCTTTAATCGTGGTGATTGGGTGAAGTGCCCTAGTGGCCTAGTCGCAATGGTGCACGGGTTCGCCGATGACAAGCGGACCATTGTGCTCTTGAGCACAGACCCTGGGAGCGGCACATGGCAACAGATAGCGCCAGAAGCTTGCTTGCAGCCTTTAGTTAATCCCAACGCCGGAGCGGCGCAAGCCTACCCGGCCGGCCGATGGACGGGAGGGGCGAAGTGAGCATTAGGGACTTGACCAAGCGGACATTTATTGAGGAATGCGCAGGCTGCGGGCATTGGTTTTTATCGGACCGAAGCACGGACAGTTGCCAATGCCCAAAGTGCAAGCGCCTAAAGGGCAGGGAGAACATGGTTGCCCACGATCCGAGTAGTTGTTTGCCAGAAAGGGAAATTTGCGGCCATCCCTGCAACGAATACTTGGAGCATAATCACTGCCCCTGCACTCGCTCTTGATGAACAAGACCAATAAGCGAAAGCAATTGCTGTCGAACATGGTGGCTAAGCCATTGGACCTAACCCACCCTGAAGCCAACATGTATGGGTGCTTTCCATGCCCGTTTTGCAAGTCCAGATACCGCTGGCCAAACCAAGAGCGCCAAGTTGTGTGCGACGATTGCGGCTTAATTCAGCCACAGGACCAGTGATGTCCCCAGAACACGGCAGCCTTACGCGAGCTGCCCTTTCTGCGGATGAACTGCAGAGACAAAGCGAAAGAATCGTTATATGACACGCAAGCAAGCACAGATAATCGGCCGACTTCAGTCCTTCGGCTTCTCATGGGAGGAAGCCAACGCCATCAGGCGAATCGAGATGACCTTGCACTCATGGGCCGAGCAGGAATGCGGGGATGGTAACGACTACTGCTCATGGTCCATTGAACGGGATGAGGCCACTGGATTGCCTTATAGGTGCGTCTATCCCCATAGCGGCAGCATGAGGCGAACCCGCATCCCAGACCGTGAGAAGGGCGCTTTGAAGCGTTTAGAAGCCATTCTGGCCAATCATCCGGAGTGGATTTACTACCATCAAGGCGATCCCCGTGGTTGCTCGCTTTACCTCATTCGCAAGTCTGACATCCAGCCGGGAACCTCACTGGATTCCTGCTACACCCGAGGCATTGCCGTTGCAGCATGACCCTAGCCGCTCACAGCCTTAGCCTTGGCCTGCTGCCTGGCATGAGCCTTGGCCAGATTCGCCCTAATGGCGCTCATCTTGCGCGGGCTCTTGCTGGCCCCGCCTTTCTTGCCCATCAGCGCGAAGTAAGCCGCGAGGGCCGGATTAATCGTCTTCATCCTGTGACCTTACGCTCGCTTTGTAAGAATAGTCAACCGAATAAGCTTGCGGCCCGCAAAGCCGCTATGCTACACAACCACCATGAACACACAACTTGAACCGCTTAGTGAGCAACTTCGAAAGCTTGAAGCCAACGCAGCGCCCGAGATGTCGATGTCGGCTCGCGTAATCCAGGAAGCCAGAGCACGACACAAGGCCGAACTGGACATGCTCTACAAAATGGCTGCAATCATTGACCAAATGCCCTGGCGCATTGCTGATAAATGCTGCATTTACAGCGATTACTTGGACTTCAACGGGCTCACTCGGCAAGAGTCAGTGGATGTAATGCTGATGCTTAAGGCTGGCAAATGGACTAAGAGCGTCAATCTGGCTAACCCCGAAATGATCGATTACAACACCGAAATCGACGGCATGAAGGTGCGGCTCTGGGCTGCGGCTCCGCCTGATTCCTGCCGTGTCATCGAAGTAGAGGAAGAAGTGCCCGCGACCAAGATTGTGCGCCGTAAACTCATCTGCTCAGGGCCCGAGGTATGACCCCGCAAGACCTGCGCTTAATGCGCAAGAAGGCCAGAGTCAGCCTGCAAGCCATGGCTCGCGAACTGGGCTTGCCTTTGTTGGCTGTGCGTGGCATCGAAGACCAGCAGTGCCCGCAATTGTCCCGCGATTGGTCCGACCGCTATGTTGTGGCTCTCGTGGAAGCTTTAACCCGCCTCACCGCATGAAAACCCCCGAGGAAAAGAGAGCGTTCCTCGCCCATGTTGCTGCGGCCGACATCTGCAATCGCTTTGCCACCCATTATATCGACGTGCACTGCGAAGCTGGGCCATGGGGCACAAAGCACCTTGAGGACGTGGCTTCGATAATCGAAGTGCAAATGGCCCAATGTTATGTCGATGCCCTAAACCATGCAGTCAACCTGTGCGCTGGCGTTTCTCCAAGGTGCGGGAAACTCAAAGACCGGGCGATCCGAGATTGCATCCGACTCATTCAAGCCGAAGTCGAAAGATTAACCGCATGAAAGTCGTTGCCTCAGAGTTCATTAAGAGCGGTTTTGCCCACAAAGTCATTGAACGCCGTGGCATGGTCCTGTTAGTCGAGCGCCAACACCGCGATGTGAGCGCCCCACACTGGGAGGTGGCTCGCCTTAGGATAAGCCCCGCAAAACTCCTCCACGGCGTACCCCTCCCCAAATGCGAGGTATACCCGTCAAGCGAGGCATGGGGCAAAAACGGCTGGACTTACAGCACCTTGGAGGAAGCTCGCGCCAAGTTCGATTTACTAACCACACAACCAACATGAATGACTCATCCCAACCAATAGACATAGGCTCGTCGACACCTCAGCCCGTTGCGGTTCGTGGCCCTGAAATCGAGCCGATGCTTGCCCTAGTCGAGCGGGCAACCCGCGACGCCTCTGTGGACGTGGAGAAAATGGAAAAGCTCTTGGCCATGGCTGAGCGATTGCAGGCTAAGCGAGCCGAGAGCGAGTATGACCAAGCCATGAACGCGGCCCAGAGCGAAATGCAGCCTGTAGCCCGCGACAGCGACAACCCGCAGACCCGCAGCCGGTATGTGAGCTACGGCGCCCTAGACCGAGCCGTGCGCCCCATCTACACCGCCCACGGCTTTTCCCTGTCCTTTGGTACTCGAGCCACTGGGCCAGACCGGGTGACCATTACGTGCCGAGTCAGCCACTGGGCCGGCCACACCGAGCGCGTAGAGATTGAGATGTCTGCTGACGGCAAGGGAGCCAAGGGCGGGGATGTGCAGACCAAAACTCACGCAACTGGCTCAGCCGTAAGCTATGGGATGCGGTATCTGCTCAAGATGATCTTCAACATTGCGGTGGGCGAATACGACGATGATGGCAACGCGGCAGCCGGTAAGGCGGCAAGAGGCGGCTCGCAACCCGCTCCAAGACCGGCCAACCACGGTCCTAGACCCGCTCCAGCGCCGACCCAGCCCGCCAAAGCGCCATCCAAGGCACCGCCCAAAGACCTCACAGCGGCCCTAAACGCCTTCCAGGAGCGTTGCAAGGAGCGTTTGGTCATGGAAGCCGCTGATTCCGGCCCCAGCGCCCTTTGGCAGCGGTACGCGGTCGACCAAGGCTGGATTCTGCCCAATGAAGACCTTCGGGCGATGTTGGGTAATCCTACCCAAGTCTTCAAATTGGACTATACGAAGGACGTGGCTGGCAATTCGCCCAGCGTGGCCGCTCAGTTCGAGGCGCATAAAAAGGCGGTCTTGGCGTTGGCGGAGCGCGGCGGTGCTAGAAACGCACCCTCAGAAACACAAGGCGTTGAGGATGAACAGTCCAGCGGCGGAGCAATTTCCATCGCAGGCCACACGGCCCCAGCGAACGTCACCTGCCCCAACTGCGGGCATAAGGACGTAGGCTTGAGCAAAGACTTCGACGGCATACTGCACTGCCGAGCCTGTGAGTGGCAATGGGATATACAGTCGGGCGATTACTTTGAAGAGTACCCATGGCAGAAAGCCATTTGCCCTATCCCACCCAAAGGCATGCCCCGGGCGCAATACCTAGAGCAACCGCAGACCTTGGGCCAGATCGCAAGGCAGGACTCAAAGAGGTGGTTTGGCATCGTGAAAAACAACACCGAGGCCAAGGGATGGATCGGCCGCGATGGCAAAGAGCGACCCCCAAGCCAAGCCGACGTGGAGTTCGCACAAGCCTGCGCTGCTGCTGTGCTCCACATGGAACAATCCAAGACGCGGGCCAGCGAAGACAGCAACGTGCCCTATTGACCTATGATAACCAAACAAGACCTCATTGAATACGACCTGACGCATGAACACGGCGGGAACGGCTTTGCCATGGTTGAGGACATCGACTCGGAATGGTGCCGCGTGGCATGGGTGAAAGAGCCAATCACGCAGGCGTTTCTGGCTTGGAAGAAAAAGCTCAGAGTAACAACGATTTCCAAGTCCAAAGACACCCCGCCAGAGCCATGGACACTAGCCTTCTCTTCCCGGCTCCATGAGCAGTTCATGGACGAATTAGCCAAGGTGCGTCGCGGCATCAAGTCCGGCGAACTCGTTGTGAAGAACACCCGAATCATCAGCAAACCATTCTGACCTATGGGATCAAGCCACTACTACACACCAGACGGCAAACTCATCAGCGGCGGTCTGCGCGAGGCCAGATTGTGCAATGGGCTGGTTAGCCCCACAACGGTCTTGGGCATGATTAAGGGCCCTGGGCTTATCAAATATCTTCAGCGCCAGATGCATGAGGCCACAGCCACAACCCCGCGCAACCCATCGTGGACCGATGACCAGTATTACAACGCCTGCGAGCAATGGGCAGATGAACACAGCCAAGCCGCCAAGGACAAGGGCCTTGCGCTCCATAAGCTCATCCAGGAGTTCCACCAAAGCCTTGTAGGCAAGCTGCCCATGGTGCCCATGGTGGCCTTGACGCCTGAACTGGCGAGCGGCTACGACCTGTATCTGCGCTGGTACGAGAAGTGGGTGCGCAAGACAATCGCCGTGGAGCAGTTCGTCGTGGGCCAAGGTTACGCCGGCCGCGAAGACCATTACTGCATCCTAAATGACGGCCGATCATGTCTGGTTGACGTTAAGACTCAAGACATTAGCAAGCGAAAGCGGTTCAACTTTTATTCCGGATGGAGCCTTCAGCTTGGCTCTTACTCCGGGGCTTGTCCGCCTGAACTGCCCGAGCGCAAAGTGGACTGCATCATCAGCATTGCGGTGTCCTCCGCTGGGCCCGCCCACTTAGAGGCGAAGGTATGGGATCGCCCCCCGTCGTACTACCACGGGCTTTTTATGGGCCTTCTGGCGCTATGGCAGGAGGAAAATTCGTACTGGGCCACAACGACAGACCGGCCTGTGGAGGCGCTAAGCGTATGAAGAACTACCGGGATTGGATGCTGGAATGGGGGCGTCTGTTAGACGGCGGACATTGGAGTCCCGGGGCCGCAGCTGAGTTCATTAAGACCATCCAAGCCGACGCCTTGCGCCATGCAGCTGGAGTTGCTGAAAAGATTTGCAACCAACGTGACAGGTTAGTCACAGGTAAACTGATTGGCGACACACTCCTCGCCGAAGCCGACAAACTAACCAAGCCATGAGTTCTTCCTATGCTCGTCCTTAAACGCCGTATCGGCCAAAGCATCATCATTGACGGACGTATCCTCGTCCAATTGATGAGCACTGAGCGCGGGTCAGCCGTCCTGGGCATCACTGCCCCTCGCGCCGTCCCTGTGCTCCGTGAGGAGATTGTACACCCTCCAGAGCCTAAGCGCCCCCGCTACACCACCCACCCCAGCATAGACGATGGGTATGCGGTCTACGACAACATCAAGGGCGAATCGATTTGCTCTGTGGCCAACGAGGATCTGGCAGACCAGATCGCCCAGGACCTGAACAGGGGCATCGTCGAAAGCGTGACGCCCGATGGCCGCTGGACGGAGGACGCGCCATGAGCCACGACACCTTCCTTGTCCTAATGGCCATCGCGTTGAGCACTACAGCCCAATTCATTGCAATATGCCGAGCCATTCGTGTAGCCGAACACACAAAGCAAGTCCTCACCGAGTTCCGGATGAAGGATCTTCAGAAGCGAATTGCGGAGCTTACCAAGGACCAGTGAATAACCCTGTGAACAAGGCCAATAACTTTTGCTTGCATCTTGTGAGCCGCAGGAATAAAACCACGTCTGTCCGAGGCATAGGCCGACGCTGTGAGAGGCGTTCGACGATTTACGGGCAGCATAGTAACTTCGACTTTGACCGCCCGGTGCTCTCCCAAGAGCGATTCCCATCGTCAGGATTTCTCACCCGGGCGGTCTCCCCTCTGATCGGTTCTGCATCAGCAGGCTCTGTGCTCGACAGCCACAACCTGGACAACCGGATGTTCTTTGAATGGATCGATGGGTCTAAACTCCCACCGTTCGGAGTTACGCCTGAATTCGTTCAGGTTGATAATGTAACCCGCGTTTATGGCAAAGCGGACGATCCATTCAAAAAATTCCGATGGAGTAGCAGACCCGGGCCCCGAATGACGTTTGGCACCAAGCTACCTGAGTGCCGTAAGGGTGATGCCCGGGAGGGAGTAAAGGCTATGCGTCTTGGCTCCGAAGGAACAAAGGCAGACCCGTGCAGGGAAAGCTGTCGCTTTCACCAAAGGAACAAAGCGTTCCTGAGTTGTACAGCTTATAAGGGAAGTACAGCAGTACAGCTTAAAGGCAGTACAGCTTAAAGGCTTGAAGACTTAAATAAATTCAATCGCGCTCGCCATGATTTGTCCTCGATGCAAAAACGAAATCGACCCAGAAGTTTGCTGGTGCGGAGACCCGATTAAGGGCCACGGCCATGGCGAGCACTCCCCAGTGCCGATGGGTTGTGATTGTGGGCGAGTTAAACCTGAAGACTCAGTGCGAAGACTTCATACAATTCCAATTGGAGACCATGAAGTTCATTGTGCTCAGCCTACATGTTGGTGTTTCCCTACACTCATAGTCAAGGACGCGCATACGAGAACCGAGATTTGGACCCATAATGCTAAGGACTGTAGAGAAGCAAAAGAGCGCCAAACTGGAGAAAAATGCAGTGAAGGATGGGTAACTATAGCAGAAATTCTATGAAACTACGAGAAGACGGAATCCCAAGGCGAGCCGATGTCATATTGGATACTCCGACTGAAACCGCAATCAGAGACGCCATTGCGGCAGTTGAGGCTGCCGGTGCGCACCCATTACTCACGGAGGCCGTTGTTTTGCTCGGCAAAGCGAAGGATAAGGTTTCCGACTGGGCCGAGCTTGAGAGATTTCCGATTATCGTTCGGGATACGGAAATCTTATTGAACAACGCCCGCGCCCAAGGGTTGCGTGATGCGGCGGAATTGTGCAAGTGGCGCGTGGGCGGCCCGCAGGCTTTAGTGTTGCTGCACGACCTCGAAGCCGCCGCCAAGAAACTTGAAAGCACGCTAGGATAGGCCCGGCAGCAGAAGAATCAACTCAAGCTATTATGAAAACCGCCGAACAGTGGTGTAATGGCCTGCATGTGCGATTGCGCGACTTCGCAGACCCAGATGGATTTTCTACCCGGGCGGTTTCTTTCCTCCAACGGCGACAACAGTCGTTCTTTGAAGCATTCGGTTGCAGGCCCTTTGTGGCGACTTTCCGGCCTGCGGGTAAGTCAGGTGCAACCCCTGACGCCAGACGGCAATGGAACTTGCAGACGATGGACCCTAAGGGTCGTCCTAGGAGTCCGCTTGAGATGCAAGGCAAGTCAACACGGATACTCCGGCTCTCGATTCGAACGATGCTTCAGAGACTACTTCAAACTTCGCGACGTGACTCGCGGAGGAAAGTCGCCGTTGCTCCGGCAACTCATTCGAACGGTAGTTCGAAGGAAGGACAGCAGTACAGGCTTATAAGCAGTACAGCTTAAAGGCTTGAAGACTTAAAGACTTAAATTCACGCGCACCAGCAACCGAAAACGACATGAACTATCCACCGACCGTTATCTATCACAAGTCCGATTACGACGGCATTTTCTGCCGTGAGATTGCCAAGAAATTCTTGCCTGATGCCGAGTTGATTGGCTGGGAATATGGCGAGACTTGTCCAGCCGTGCCTGAGTCATCGCAACTCTACATCTTGGACCTGTCTGTCCCGGAGTTGATGGATCGCCCGGGGCTCATCTGGATCGACCATCACAAAAGCGCCATTGACAAATATCCAAAGGACATTGTGGGCTACCGCATTGACGGCGTGGCCGCGTGTCGGCTGGCTTGGCAATGGTTCATGCACTGCGCCCTTCCCGATCATGATGGACACGAATTGCCATCAAAAGAAGATTACGTTGAACGCAAGGTCATTGAGCCATTTGCTGTTCGCCTCGCTGGCGAATATGACATTTGGGACAGGAGAGACGAGCGAGCCGAACTGTTCCAGCATGGACTGCGCAGTCAGGAATTGACCGATGAGGTATGGAGTGAACTTCTGGAGCCCAAGGCGCAGATTGGTTTTGCCCACCGGGTTCAAGTTCTCCTGACTCAAGGAAAGGCGATCCAGTTTTATCAGCGCAAGCAGGACGCCAACTTGATGCTGTCGCGTGGCTTTGAGTTGACTTGGGAGGGATTGCGCTTTCTGTGCGTCAATACGGGGCGGTTCAATTCGCTCACGTTCGATTCGGCCGTGAAGCCAGAGCATGAGGCGTTGCTTGGCTTTGCCTGGAACGGCCCGCAAGGCAAGTGGACTGTTAGCCTCTACCATGCTCCGCATCGCACCGACTTGGACTTGAGTGTCATTGCGGTCAAATATGGTGGCGGTGGGCATCGTGGAGCCTGTGGTTTTACGTGTGACACACTGCCGTTCCCTTTATGAAACCTCGTCGCCCTCGTCGCCCCCACACCTGGGGCAGCATTTTCAGAAACGCTGTGGCTCGCGGTTTGGACCACGGTTATGCGGCGTTTCTGGCTGACGCATGGGAGAAGCGGCAGGCTAAAAAGCGCTTAACTAAATGACCACGCGATTCAAAGCCCCAACGATGGATGAAGTGCAATTTCACGCAGCCAAGATTGGCCTGCCCATCAGCCAAGCCGAGCAGTTCTTCTGTTATTACGAGAGCAAAGGCTGGAAGGTGGGCAAGAGTCCGATGAAGAATTGGCGCATGGCCATGGCCGGCTGGAAGCTTAGGTGGGAAGAGAGGCGAGCCGCGCTTAAGCCTAACGGCGCTGAGTTGGTGATCGGCCACACTGAGTTCAAGAACGTTGAGGCGAGAATGAAGGCAATCAAAGATTCCTACGCGGACCATCAAGCATGGAGCGCCGACGATGCCACTAAGTTCAAGGCGCTGAGGGACCGCAAGGTCGAGCTGAAGAAGATGCTAGGGATGCAGATATGAGTGACATCTACAAAGACCCGATGGTCAAAGAGGCGCTTAAAGACGGCCGTCCTCCAAGTGATATTGCCGTGCTGATGTGCCCCAAGTGCGGTGAGTATGGTTACTACAATCAAGGCAGCCACTTCTCCTGCCGATTGTGCGACGGAACTTGGTACTGCTGCGCGGAAGGCGAAGACACACCGGAGGGCGTGCCGTATCTGAGGCTGGATGAATTCCTCACGGTTGATGACGTGACCAATTATGATCCGGACACAGACTGCCCATGAGCGCCATCTTTGAACCTACGCCGCGCTGGAAAAATGCCCCGCCCTTCTGCATCGCCGCGCATCGCATGGCCTTCGCGACCGAGAAGGACCTGCACGCCTTTCGCTCCAAGATTGGCATGAGCGCCTATCCCACCAAGAAGATATGGAAATGCGAGACGTGCGCCCACTTCCACTATGACGGCGCCACGCCTAATCCTGCTGGGGATTCTTCTGGCACTGGGCGATCTTCGAAATGATCACCCCATGAGCAATCCAAGCCAACATGCGATTGATGCGACCCATTACATTCTGTGCGGGCTCGGGCCATCAGATATCCAAGAGCGCAATGCCATTGAGGTTATTCAGTTGGCCATCGACAAATGGTGCGCTGGCCTCAAATGCGATCTGGCCCACACGCAAGCCGACCGCGATGCCGCGATTGCGCTGGTGGACATGAGGCAGCGGGAATGCGCTGAGAAGGACGCGGATCGCAAGCAGTTAGCCAGGGATAATCTGGCCCTGATTGAGAGCCACAGAACAAAGGACCAGCGCATCGCTGAGCAAGCCGCACTCATCTCACGCCTAGAGAGAAGACTTATTGAGGCCGAGACGAGACTGGCCGCCGCAGGGACAGAGAGAGTATGAGATGTGGCATGAAACAAAGAATCATCCATGTCTGCATTCTCCCCATCGCACTTCTGGTCACTGGATCGCTCCATGCCCAAGTACCGTCTCCGCCAAGAAACATGCGCATTAACAGTATTGAGGGCACGCCAGTAGTCCCTCCGGGACAATTCAAATGGCAGGTCGACATCGGCTCAACTCAGCCTTCGACAGTCAGCAGTTACAAGGCGGCATCGGATGCCAGCGGAAACATCTATGTGATCGGCTCCTTCGAAGGCCAAATTCTCTTGGGAACAACACGGCTCATCGGCACTGGCTTGGCTAACGCTTTTGTTGCGAAATTTTCTCCCTCTGGAATTCCTCTGTGGGCCAAACAAATCAGCAATTGCTTCGGCAGGGACATCAAGGTGAATTCGAATGGGGAGGTGGTGATCTTGGGGTACTTCCAAGGCACAATGAATTTCGGCGCTGGCACCACTCCCCTCACCAGCAATGCCGGGAGCTACGACATTTTTATCGCGAAGTTTTCAGCGGACTGGGTGCACCTATGGTCAAAGCGTTATGGGGGCACTGGCAATGAATATGGCCTTGCCTTGGCTCTCAATCAGGGTTCCGAACTATTCGTCACAGGATATTGCGATGGCCTATTGGATTTTGGCAGTGGACCACTGCCGAGTTTCGGTGGATACGATATGTTTTTGTCCAAGTTCTCAAGCTCTGGTGGCTTATCCTGGGTGAAGCGATTTGGCGGTCCCAGCACGGATTTTGGTTGGGCCGTCGCAACGGGTCCTTCTGACGCGGTGGTGATAACCGGATCTTTTCAGGGCACAGCGAATTTTTCAGGGTTGATAATGACGAGTGCCGGCAATTTCGACATCGCAGCGGCAAAGTTTTTCGGAGATGGCTCTAATCCCCATGTGACTAGGTTTGGAAGCACCGGCGAGGACCGAGGACAAGGGGTGGCTATTGATGGGAGTGGCAATATTTTCCTCATCGGAATGTTTACCGATGCGGTGGACTTCGGATCTACGCGGCTCACCAGTTTCGGGAGAACTGACATTTTTCTCACCAAACTCAACGCCGCCTTGGCTCCTGACTGGTCGAAGGGTTTCGGATCCTCGCCCGGAGATAATGGCTACGCCGTGACCGTGGACCGAAGTGGGAATGTGATTCTTGCCGGCATGGTTCCCGGGGCTGTCAACTTTGGAGACCAATGGCTACCCGGAGCAGGCAACGCTCTTTGTCTGGCAAAATTCTCCAATGCCGGATCGCATCAATGGTCCATGCGGGCCGACTCTGCGCATGGAAACAGCGAAGGATGGGCTGTTGCGACAGATTTAAGTGACAATGTTTACGCCACCGGCATTTTCCAATATTCAGTGAGTTTCGGTGGCCCAACGCTCACAGCAACCTTTGGAAATACCCATGGTTTTCTGGTTAAGTTCGGACCCTGATTTAATTTCGCCAATCAGTCCCTAAAGCAGTAGGCGGTGGGTTAGGTAGCGCATTACCTCAAGCCGCTCTTAGTCTCGATGATGTGACTAAGGCTTAAAGGCTGGTTGGCGTTTACTTTCGGCTTTGCGGCTCCTGGTTTGGGGCCAACAAGCCGGATACCAAACCAAAAAACACAACCAAACCAAATGCAAACACTCAAAGTCTACATCACAACAATCGAGCCCATGTTGGGCAGTTCATCGGCTAACCCCGATCTGCACAAGGAGTTCATCGCCGCCAAGGCACCCGACGCCGATAAGGCAGAAGAGGAATTGCGTGCGCTCCCGGTCGAGTTGCAGTTAGAAAAAGCCATGACGGTGTTCCCCAGAGACGACAAGGGGCTGTTCCTGTGGGATTACCAAGTCAAGGGGTTCATCAAAGAAGCGGTGGGGATCGCCTGCGAGACGGGCAACTCACTCGCTGGACCGCTCACAAAATGGACCTACAAACGCGCAGTAGACTCGCTCATCTTCATTGAGCCGCGTCGAATCTACATGACGTTCAATGGCGAGCCGATGATCGGGCAACCAGACAAGCTCACTCGGCCTCTGCGTTGCGATACCATGCAAGGATCACGGGTGGCCTTGGCGACCAGCGAACAGGTGCCAGCCGGAGTGAACCTCGAATTCACCATCACATGGCTGGAGAGCGAGAACGCCAAGAGCAAATTGAAGATCACCGAGGATTTGCTGCGCTGGTCACTGAGCTACGGCAAGCTCAAGGGCCTCGGGCAATGGCGTAGTGGCGGCTTTGGTCGCTTTGAATGGGAGGAAGACGCAGCGGCATAGCAACGTCATGTTAGGGCAGAGTAGAGCTACGCAAGGGCATAGCAGGGCTTCGTTACGCTTAGGTGGCGCAAGGCATGGTGTTGCCGCGGAAAGGTATGGTAACGCATCGGCGTAGCTTGGAAGCGCAGTGGCATAGTGCTGTGAGGTGCCGTAAGGGCAGAGCGATGTCGTGTTACGCGGCGGCAGAGTAGTGCATGGCCACGGCGTGGCAGAGTGTGGTGATGCACCGTCAGGGTGATGCAGAGTGCTGTAGTGGCATCGCGCAGTGCAGTGCAGGCATGGCAACGTTATGTGGCGTAAGGCCCAGGCTGGATAGTGTTACGTGACGTGAAGCATGGGCGAAGCTGGGGAACGCACAGGCTATGCGGCGAGCGGCCGAGTTGAGTAAAGGCAAAGCTGTATGTTGTGACGGCTATGTCCAGTGACGTGATGCGTGGCCAAGGCAAAGCGTGGTCAGGCACAGGCAATGCGATGTCGGGCTATGTCTTGGCGAAGCCCGGCTGCGTAATGCGGCGGCTATGTCAGGCTATGCGATGCACAGCACTGGCTTTGTTTGGTGCTGAGCGGTATTGGCAAAGCGCAGTTGCGCACAGGCGAAGCATCGTCTAGCGCGGGCGAAGCAGGGTCTGGTAATGCGCTGGCAGAGCTATGTGGTGTAGTGCAACGGCAGAGTCTCGTTCCGCACAGGCAAAGCGTAGCATAGGTGTGTGCAGGCGGAGTATGGCGTGTCACCGCAAGGGCGAAGCGGAGCGAGGTGCGGCCATGGCATCGTGAGGTCGCGCACCGCAAAGGCTAAGGCGGGAGTGGGCTTATAGGCTCACTCCCGCTCCCTCACATATACTTCACGTTGCCGCGCTTCTTCTGCGCATGCCGCGCTGTTGTTGTCTCGGGGTGATACTGCGCTTGGTGAAATTCGTTGAGCACCTTCTTGGGCGGACAAGCTTTGGTGGCATCGCCGGGATTGTTTTTGCACATCTCAAAAAACTTGCGCTGCTTGGATGATTTGTAGGGCATAGGTTTAAGAAACACGCAGGCACAGACTCTGGTTTTCTAGCAGCGGATTCGGTTGGGGGAACCGTCCGTATATCTGCACCTGCGCTAATTGGTTCATTGGATTGGGAATACTCGTTGCCGATTTGGATTGGTCTTGTCGGCTTCACGAATGAGTTGTTCCACCCAATCCTGCTTGCCGACAGCAGCCTTTCCTGGCCTGCCTTGCGCTTCGAACATATCGACTGAATCCAGAATCTTGTCGATGAATGTGCTGCTCTTATCCCCGAAGTCCTCGGCCATTGCTGACATGAACGGCTGAGATAACACAGCGGCCCGAACTGCTGCTGCTTGTGCCTGCGGGTTGCGCCCAATTTGGTTGGTTAATATCGCTCTTACCGGAGTCAGGAAATAGAGCGAGGCAACGAGTTTCTGTTCTGCCCACTGAGGAAGGTAACTGAACAGCCCACCTCGAAGCATGCGTTGAATCTGTTGCTGCGCAGCAAACCCACCAGAGCCAGCAAAAGCTGACTCAGCCGCTTCACCGCCTCGAAGCAATTTCGCCAACTGCTCAAAGTCTTGCATGCGGTCTTCCCCGATTAGCTCTTTAAGGCGCTGCTTGTTTTCTTCGCTGCCAAAGACTCGCTCGACCGATGAAGCTTTACCGGCATGAAATGGCTCACCTGCCGCCGTCCTTGCTGCTTCACCAGGAGCCGCCGCACGCTGGGATTGATGGAAAATGCGCTCAGCCGCTTTGCGTTGCAGGTCGTCAATAATCTCCGGGTTATTGGCTAATTGCCCCTTGATGGCCTTAATCTCGCCAACGCTGGCTGTGTCCCACATCCGATTAACAAACTCACCCGCATCGAACTGCTGACCCAATTTGCCTTCAGCGATATCCTTGGTGATTTTGCTGCGATAAGCGGTATTAAGTTTGCGCTGCGCTTCCACCAACCCATCCAAGTTCTGCAACAGTTTGTTTTTGTTCGCGCCAATCAAGAGATTTGCAATGTCATCGCGCTCCACCAAATCACCAGCCTGCACCTGCTCCATCTTCTCGCCGATGGCCTGCAGGTTCCGGGTTGTTTGCGGCCCCAAGATATCTTCAGCCACCGAGCGATTCTTCTGGGTGAATCCGCGTAGATTGGCCAGGAACTGCTTGGCGTTAATCAGTTCATCGCCCGGCAACAAGCTATCCACCAGCGCCCGCTTGAGTGAGCCAAACTCCGGAGAGGTTGCGCCGAAGAAATCCTTGTAAGCTTTGTATTCAGTCGGGCCGATATTGCGAACCAAATCCTCGTCTTGTACAAAGGCTCCGGTCTGATTGTCCCGAAACAGCTTGGACACATTCTTCTCTTTGAACTGCGGCACGTTCTTCGCGTAAAAGTCGTTCGCCTTCTTCCACGCATCGCGAAGTTCACCTGTAGGCAGCGCCTGCGTGCCTTCATTGATGGATTTGGTTAAGAGGTCTTCAATCTCGCCAAGGTAATGGGTATTGACCCCGGGTACCGCCTCTCCTTGCTTGATGCCATTGCGGACCTCGGTGCGCATCTTCACTAAGTCCTGCAACGAGAACTTAGCCCGCTCCAAGCTTGAGAGCCGATTCAGGATCGGCATAATCCCTTCCGGAACAAACTCCTTCAACACTTCGCGCTGCGTCACAGAGGACATAAGCGGCTGACCACTGGGCCCCACCAACCCGGTTGGGACCATGGTGGTGACCTCGGGGGAGGGTTGCTCCTTTAAGAGCTTGCGAGCATCGGAAGCAAGATTGGGTGGCTCGATGATTTTGGTGGTGCCACCTGGAAGTCCGTAGGCTTGGCCGTAGAGCCGTTGCGATTCGTTTTCGAATGCCATCCGTTTGCCAAATGCCCCGGCCCGCATTTGGGCCCCTACGCGCTCCGGATACAATTGCCGAGCCGGCCCAGCGGCCTGAGCCAACTCATCCATGATGGCTTCATTGGCTGCCAGCGCGGTATTGCTGCGGGCCATCTCTTCAGCCCGTTGCAGCGGTTGCACGTTCTGCCGTATGGCGTTGATGGCTTCCTCGCCAACATCTTCCTCAAGCTTCCGCAGCATTCCGACATCGGATGGGTCCACCTTTCCAGAAAGTATCTTGGATTGAATCTGGCGCAGCGCCTCAACCTTCTGTCGCTGAATCTTGGCAAAGTTCGCCGAAGACCCCGGCTGGCGGCTCATTGTGGCCTCTACGCGCTTAAAGAGCGGAGAGCCAATCATCTCGCCTTGGGTCAAAGGATAGTCGATGCCGAACTTGTTTTTGAAATAGTCCACGGCCTCAGCGGTTCCTGCTTCCACTTCGCCTTTAACCCCACCAAATGGACTGATTATCTTGCCGCCAACCTTACCGGCTAAACTCGCTGCTCCACCAATGCCAAGATTAAGTGCTGCTGATGTCGGCACTCTGCCTGCTCGTTCCTCAAGGATTTCACCAAGCGGAGTCGATGACACGGCGATGTCTTTGGCTGCCCCACCGGCTTGCTCTCCAACCCCTGCTCCAATCATTTCTGCTGCTGCCTGATAAAACTTACCGGCCTTTGCCATCCCGGGAATCCTCTTGGTAGCCGCCATGGATGCCAGTGTGCCAACTGTTTCAGGAATCAAGGCGACAGCATGCGGAATTACATTTGCCCCTCCGCCTAATGGCCGAAACTCAACCGGAGTTTTCTTTTCCGGGTCCCAAATGGTGACAAGCGGCTCGCCGTTATCGGCCAAGCGCACATTGCCTTTGCCTGCCAATTCTTCGAGAAGCGCCAGCCTATCCTCGGGCTTTTCTCGCATCAGAATCTTGGCCTTAAGCTCAGATGAACTCTGCTTATCCAAGTCAATGGGGATGCCGCGAAAGTTGCGTGAAACGAAGTCGGATTGGAATGGCTTATCTGCTGCTGGTGGAACGCCAAGGCTTCGACGGGTTTCTCCGACATTGAGATCCGGGCCAGTCGGCTCAGGAATAACGCCCGGCTTAGGCCGATTCTCGCGCAAAATCTTAGCAACCCAATCTTCCTCTTCTTCTGGCATATCAACTTGATTTGGTGTGGTAACGCCTCAGCAATTCCTCGGTCTTTTGTTCGCTCAACTCTCCATTTTGGTAGGCTCTAATAATCTCCTCCTTGGTAAGCGTCCATTCCGGCCTAGGCACACCAAGCCGCTCGGCGTCCTTGATGGACTCCCTGCGAAGCTCATCAATGAATGTTGCGATTTTAGCTCGTGCGCTATCAAGGGATTCTCCGGGACTGGACTTAGGAAGCATCTTCATGTAACGAGCCATGTCCGCATTTGAAACCCGCTTGTCGCCAGACGCAGTAATGGCTGCCACTGCCTTCTCATTGAAGTTTGCCAGCAAGCTTTGAACGTCAGATACCGAGCTAATTTTTATCCCTGGGAAGAACTGGGCCAATCCTTCATTGATCGCCACTCGGTTAATGTTGCCTAGAAGTCCAATAGATTTCGGGCTGAGTTTGTTCCAAAGTTCAGTTCCAAGTTCAGCAGCTTTCTCTCCCTGCAACAATCCAGTCTGAAGGCGTCCCTTGACTGCGGTGGTCAATGGCGGTTCACCGGCAACTCCTTCCCTGAGTTCTTTGGGATAAAACTGCACTGCTCCAGTTGGCCCAACGACAATCGGATAACCTTCGGGCGTCTTGCCGAACGTCGCAGCCTTCGGTGGTTGAATGGCATGCATGGCGCTCGCCATTGCTCCGGGTTCGCCAGCGAATATATCCGGACCCCATGCCGCAAGAATCTTTGGCCATTCCTCACCGGCATCGAGCATCGCTTTGGCTCCGGCCATTCCCCGCATCTGTTGCGCTGCCACCTGGGCCTGCCGTTGGTCCTTCGCTTGCTGAAGCCTGAGCTGATCTTCCCAATGCTTTACCTCTGCGGCCTGTTGTTCTTGCCGATAAGCATTAAGTTCAGCAGCCTGTTGCTGGGCCAGCGCCTGTTGTTGCATCCTGGCGGCATTGGCTGCTTGCGCTTCTGCGGCACTAAGGCCAGTGCGATAGCCTTCTAGGTATCGGCCTACAGGGGCAACTGGGTCGATGTTCAGCCAAGGCGGAATTGGGACTTGTGATGGCATTTCAGAATCTCGGTAGTCTGCGTCTTCTTGGTGGGTAAGCCGAGCCTTGGAGTGGTTGATTGAATAGATTCAATATGTTTCCGCCCATAGCCCCTATTGGCCCTACAGGCGGTCCCGCAGGGTTACCACGATCAACTTGCTGCACGGGTCCTACTGGCCCCATAGGTGCCACTGGCGGACCAAGTGGGTTGCCTCGGTCAACTTGTTGCATGGCTGGACTGGCAGCAGCGAAGCTGTCTTGCAATGCGCCCAACGGTCCCGGGATACCAACAGGCGCTTGACCCTGCTGACCCATCATATCCAGCACGTTAATTGGAGCAGCCTCTGCCTGTTGTCTTGGTCCATGTGGGCCAATAGGGCCGAGTGGCATTTCCATAGCGCCACCCATATCGGCAGGCGTCCATCTGACCGCTTGACCCTGCTGACCCATCTGCGCCCGCATCGGACCCATCAAAGACGCAGGAGGCGTAATCAAATTAGGAACTATTCCCTGCTGTTGCTGTAGCGGTTGGCCTCGCTGCCCGAGTGGAGGCGGACGCCTCAACATTCCGAGTCTTGGATCGTAGTAGGCCATAATCAGAATTCCATCTCGTCGAAATCCCACCCGCCGAAGTCTTGTGGCATATCAAATGGCGTATCCCAAAGGTTAGGGATCGTGTCGAAGTAAGCCGGGCCTCCCTCAAATGGCGCTCCAGGCCAATTAGCCACATTGGCAGGAACTTGTCCTGGTGGCGGGAAGGGGTATGGAACTTGCCCTGGAATTGATGGATTGGGCCTGCCGGGATTGTTGAACCCAAACTGGGTTGGCCTAGTTGGGCCAGTGGCAGCGACTGTTGGTCGAGTCATTGGATTAAACCAATTAAAGCCGCCTCCGCCCCCAGCGCCGAAGCCGCGCCTAAGCCCAGCTAAAGCATCCGCCCTAGCTCGCTCATAACTGATTTCCGGAATTGGCGAGGACCCGCGAACATTAGTGACATCCATCCATGATGTGTTCTCGCCGTAATCCGGAAGTAAATTCCTAGCTGAGTAAGGCGCAACCTTGGGAATCAGGTTCTGGATTGTGCCTTGGTCCTGCAACGCCTGTTGCTGCACCCAGTATTTATTTCTTAGAACGTCACCGACTAGTTTACTTGATGCTGCTGGGCCTCCGGCCACGCCTTGGCCAATACCCCATTCACCCGCTAATTGACCAACCCCGGATAACAGGTCGTCAATATTACCTCTGGCCCGATTTGCGACATTGCCCATCAAGGTTCCAAGCGTGTCGAAGTAGGAAGACGGATACTGATCGCGCAACGCCCGATTCTCGGCTCCAGTGAGACCGCCGATGACTGAGCCAATGTCGCCGATATTGCCAGATATTCCTGACAGCAGATTGTCCAATGCCTCTGTGAGCGTTGGTGTTTTTGGGATGCCTCCCGAAGCCGGATTATAAGTTCCAGGTAATGCCCCCGATCCAGCGCCACCAACAGGCCCCATCGCCCCACCACCACCGCCGCCGTAGATTCGAGCAGGCATGAACGGCGAGCCGGGGCCATAGCCCTGAAGATACTTCGCGTAAGTCGGTTGGTTACCGCCGCCAAAGGGTGTTGCTGATGCCATAAATCAAGTAAGTCGCCCGATGAACTGGTTCCTGAGGTGGGCGCTGCCGAATGGCGCAAAGTTGATAGCAGGCATCTCCCGTCCCAGTTGGTGCACAAGTTCCCCTTGCAGCAGCCGTATCGCCTGTCCATGCCGCTCCTGAGCCATCTGCTTGCCTATCGGCGAATCCATGCTCGAGTACCGCACGCTCTCACACTCGGCAATCAGCGCCTCAATGTTGCCAATGAGCAGGTAATCGGTGTCCACCCGCACCGGCACAAACTCCAGTTTAGCCATCGCCATGACCTGCGTGGTTGCAGTCTCGCTGGCTGGGTCACAGCAGTTACGCGGCAGACCGCCAAGGAAATATCTCCTGTAACTAGCCACTTCCTCCCCAGGTTCCATGGTGAGGATGAGTTCTTGGTCAGACGTATCCGGATTCACCTGATAGAACCGGACTGGCCCTGCCGTCACGCCCTTCTGAATGCCCGTCAGTGAGTTCATCGTGGGCGAATCCACAAAAGGCATCGTCGCATCCAGCATCACGCCAAGGATGTCATTAACCCCATCAAGGCTGATGAGTGGGTTATCGCTGGTATCAGTGCCCTGAACCAGAATGCGGGCGCCTATGTCGCGATTGTCGGTGATGTAGGCCCGCAGGATTCGGTTCTCATCCAAGTCGATGAAGCTTGGGTAGACACCTCGGTCATACACTTCAGCCAAGGAACAGTCCAAATTACGACAGCGGCCGGCCGGTGTGCGTGGTTCCTGTAGTCCAATGCCAAAGCTTAGGAACTCATAGAACTCGTTCTGGACATTGACCGGGTTTCGGCAAATATCCACGTTGATCAACCTGGCAACCTCCCTCGGCAATGTGATGAATGGGTCTGCCTTGGCGACGTTAAACACCATTCTAGCCCATGTGCCCCACCAACCGGTGTCTCCGCTTTCCCGTGCCAACAGCAACCGCTGTGTCGCTGCATTGACGTTCTGAGCGCAACCCAAGACATCCGATTGGCATAACCCAATCGACTGCGGCCCTCGGGAGAGTCTGAAATCAATCAGTCGATTGCGGTTCATTAGCTAAAGTCCTATAAAGGTTTGAGGCCAAATCGCAAGCATCGTTATTGTGGGATGGCAGGATAGGCCGGTGGGGTTCCGCCACCGTACAGTTGAATGGCCTCAGCGTTCGTTAACAGTCTCGCCCAAAACCCGCTTTCATCTTGGCGATAATCTGGGCTTGTTCCCGTGTTCACGCCTTTCAGAACAAGGTAGCCCTTGGTTATGGCAGAGAGATCATCAGCAATCGGAAGGCTTTCCTGCAATGCGCCGAAACCCGTAAAGGAATTGGCTCGCCGAACCCCGAACTTCTTGGTCGTGGCGTCATATTGAATCTGCAAGAAGGTCCATAAAGCTGCCTGAAATGAAGCGCCCGCTGAGAAGAACGTGGCATTGTTTTTCTGGAGATTAATGAACTTCGGAGGGAGCCCTGGGCCGAATATGGACCGGAAATTTATCACCTCCACATTTAGAACGTTCAGGAAATGGATCTCGAAGTTGATGTTTTCGCTTCCGAAAGTTGTGAAGTTAACCCAAGTCGTCCAGGTGAAGCCATGGGCTGGAGTGATGATTGGATTTGGCGTGGTCTGGATACTGGCTATCCCAGCGGGTGCAACGCCATTAATGCGCATGCAGGTGTTTAAGATGCCAACCGACCCACCAGTAACAACGCCTGAAGCAGCCTGGAAATTGTTATCTGGATCGAGTTTGGCTATGAAAGGTGCAGCGCCATCATCGAAATCCCAGTAGTCCACCAGCGACACCGCTTGGCCTACGTGCAGAGCGAATTCTTTTAGGCAGATAGCAGCCATATCAACAGGAGCCGACGCTTACCCGGATGCCGATGGTGAAGTCCCCAGTCTCAGTCGGTGTTCCGCTCAACACCCCAGCAGGCGTCAGAGTCATTCCAGCAGGCAAACTACCATAGGCAATCGTCCAAAGCTCTGTCTCCTGTAGCCCCGGAGTTTCGGTTAGGTTCACCAGATAGGCATCGCCCTCTGTTGCATCAGGCAATGGGTCATTGGTCGTGATGCGGACGATGCAGATCGAGACGGTCTTTTGCTGGAACGAACCAATGGCGTCCGTGGCCCGTACGGTGAAGGTGTAGTTGCCAGTGGCCGTTGGAGTGCCGGAGATAATCCCAGTGCATTCGTCCAATTCCAACCCAGGTGGCAATGAGCCAACAATGACCATCCAAGTGTAATGGATTGGCAGACCGCCAGACCCGCACCCGATGAAGCTTGCTGGCGCATTGAGGTATGGGAAGAACAAGGCAGTGCCGCCCACCGCCTGAAGCGTGACGCTGTAAGCACTGTTCCTGCAACCGCCAGAAGGCGTGGTGACGATGCAGATGCGATGCTGTTGCGCCCGATTCTTGGCCACACTCGCCGCCATGGCGTTGGCTGTCGCTTGGTTAGCCGCCGCGAATTGACCAGCACGAATCGTCCAACTGAAGGTCGAGCCATCTGGGCAGGTAACGGTCTGGGTCACCGCTGCATTGTAGAAAAGCGTGAGAGGATTGGGCGTGCCGGGAGGTGGCTGAGGCTCAGCGATACATTCCAAGGCTGCTCTCCTCGCACAGTCATCGGCATCTTCCTGGCTTTCTTCTGAGTAGCAGTAGGTCTTACAGGCAAATGCCTGATAATTTACTTGCAAATCGTTGAGGATTATCAGATTGTAGATACCGATGTGACGGTCTACATCGATGTCTTCCGCGCTCAGGTTGGCCACAGGATCATCTGAGCACTCACAAACAATCTTCTTATTGCAGGCAATCAGTGGCATCAGCACACCATCCTTTCGTATGGACCCTGTTCCCGAGGCAGCGCGTAAAGGAGCATGCCGCGTACTCGGCACCAGCCCTTGATTGTTATGCGGACTTGGAATTGGTAGCCGATATTTGTAGGCCGCCCGTTCCCGCTCTCGCACCGCACCGGAGGCTTGGGCAGATTCATCGTGGCCCTGAATGACTCGCAGTAAGGCTGGATTGGATACTCCGGGCAACTCACGGGCTCTGTGTCCTCTCGGCAATCCTTGGCGCTGCATTCCTTCCATGCATGCCAAAATACCCAGCAAGGGTTCTGGTCCACCCGGTAGTCTACCACGAACTCAACAGTGCCCAATAGCTTATCAATCCATAACTCCAAGCCATCGAGTTGCTTTAGCGCAAAGGCATCGCCCCAATTATAGGCCGCGCTTTCCAGATACCACGTCACCCGGTTTCCGTTGTTCTCAACCTGCTGATCGAACCGGTCTTGAGTGGTCATTTCCCACAGGTCAATGGAGCCAGTGTCCTTGCTTACGATGGTGGCAAATCCGCGCTGTAACCCGCCAAAGTCGCCCTCGAACAACTGCATGACATCAAGCGCCTCAATCATGCCCTCCCAAGCAGGCGGGTACTTCTCCTCAAGGCTCGTAATCAAGTCAAAGTCCAGCGGCATGAGTCCCTTGTGGGCGACTCCGACCGGAGTTTGAATGGGGAGACAGGTTTGTAAGAGGCGGTTATCGAATTCAATGCCGCTAGCGAAGCGTAAAAGTCTCCGGTCGTTGAAGCGTAAAACCCTGTTCTCATTGCGGCTGATGGAGACATTGCCCCATTGCTGGAAGAAGCGGGTGGCCAAAGCCAGCGACCTCACACCATCCATCGCTTGGTAGAACAGGTCACCGTTGACTCGCACCACACTGCGGTCATTGATGAATCCAAAGTTGATCTGCGCGACTGTTTGTAGCGGGTTATTGTCGGGCCCATGTGCGCTTGGGGCGCCAGCCGCAACCCATTCACTGCGGGTAACGGGGACGTTACAGCGGAAGACATCGCGCCTTGTGCCGATGTAAAGCCGTCCCTGCCCCAAGGCAGTATCTAACTCTGCGGTATGGGTCAGGCCCCTGATGTTACCTGATTGTGCCGGGACAATGAACCCATCCCCCGCTAACGATAACGGGGATTCCGTTACTTTAAGCACCGCGTCCCGGTAATCGTAAAACGCCGTGCCGCTTAATCCCTGCACGATGTCCCCAGCCGCGTAGACTCGGCCGAAGGCATACCAGAGACGGCCCATGTAGTAATCCATGGGGCCAGCCGCAGGGATCTCGTTGATGTTTGGCCCAGAGAGATTGCCGGTGATTCCGTTGCTGCGTCGCAGGGTTACCCCATCCCAAATCAGTGGCAGCGTGATAAAGTCTCCACCTTGAATGACCAAGAACTCCTCGGCCTGCACAAAGAACGCTTGCAGTTCAGCGGGAGGGTTGGTTAATCCGAACTCAACCGACAAATCTCGCACCGAATTGTCCGTATCGACGCGCACGAGGTAGATGTGGCCACCAATTGAAAGAACGAGGTAGGGATTGGCGAATGGCGGCTCGTACATGTAGCCACCCTGAAACACCCCGGGCCACGGGAAACTTTGCACCAACGGCTTCCATCCTGTGCGCTGGGTGATGCCGCCTCC